AGGTGTTGTACCCTTGTTGCACATCCCAAGCATACCAGGCAGGGAAGTCGGTGCGTGGATCGTAAGGATTGTCTTCTGTTGTTATCATGACAGCCATTACCATTGCACCTCCTGTCTGTGTTCTGGTACGTTGTCTAGGCGTTCGCAAGGTTGTCAGCAATGGTAGACCTAGGTATACCAAGGGCAGCAGCAATCTCGGATAGGCCACGACCTGAACCAGCCATGGACTTAGCCAATGCCAACTGTCCTGGTGTGAGTGATGATCTGTACCTTGGTGTTGCCAACTCCTTGACCCTGTCCATGTTGCTGTTGTTCAGTATCTCCCTCAACATTGTTGAAGACACAGCGCCTGCTTGAATAGCATCCCATTCGCGTTGCAAGAACGGTACGTGCTCAGACCCAATCCTTTGCTTAGCTGCCCCTGTCTGCAGGCGTGCATCAGCAAGAGACTGATACTGTATCTTCTTAACGTCATCCTTATCAATGTTGGGATTAGCATCTATTCTAGCTCTAGCTGTTGCGTTGCCAACGATCTGAGCACGGCGCTCTAGAGGGGCGTTCATCTGTGCCTCTTTAAGCTTAGCCTTTAGGGACGCTACCTCTGGAGCATACTGTGCCTTAGCGCTCTTAGACTGTAGAGGATCCTTAATAGACACCGCTGTCTTACGTGCTGTGTTAGCCATAGCCTTCAACGCATTAGCGTGTTGAGCATAGACTACTTCCATAGGTTCGCCAGATGAAAGCTTGTTCGCATCCTTAGTGATTGCTGAATCACCTTTAGCAAACTTACTCACTACTGGTTCAGTAGTCGTAGTCTTTACACCGGTGCGGGCATTAGTTCTAGTAACAGTACGTGTTCTACCTGTAGGTACGTAAACTAATTCACCAGTCTTAGGGTCAATAGATCCACCCTCAGACGCACGACGTAACCGAAGCTGAGGAACCCTTTCTGTAGCTGACGATAGAGAGATGATAGTAGAAGCACCCTTTGTAGGACCGCCTTGCCACTTGGCCTTTAGTTGGGCAATGCCGTTGTCCTTCTCTGACTGCTTGTAATCAAGGGTATGCTTCTCTGCATCGATGACTACCATAGAATGCCGAATCGCACGTGAGATCTCTGCTCTATCAGCACCCTTAATAGTCATGTCCGTGATTAGGTTTGAAACCTTACCCATCTCTTTCTGAGTGTTAGCCTTCGTCATCTTCGTCATACCCGAAACTTCAGGATACGCAGATTTAGGGTCGAAGTCACTAAGCTCTGTAAGAATAGGTTTAGACTTAACCTTGCCGCTGTTGTTAGGGATAACAAGAACAGCATCGCCATCGAAGTCGGCGCCAGACAACTGTTTTGCCACTGTATGGTGAATACCAATAGCATCCCTAGCATTACCCATAATACTCTTTGCTGTGCGGTTACTATTGTTTACCGTCAGCTGAGGTATCTCAAATGGGCCACCATGCGGATACCGAACGAGGGCTACCCTTTCTCCATTATTGAAGTTAGGCGCATAAACCTCGGTTGGCCGCATACTGTTCATAGGAAGAATAGCATGACTAGATTGGCGGGGTAGAGCAGCAGCTTTCAGATGTACCGATGCAGAATCTGCCGAAAGAGCGAAATCTTGCAACAATTGTTTCTTCACAACTGGATTAGTCAAAGCCAAGATGCCGTCAAGTTCTTTTTGTTTAGCATCACGCGTTTTCGCTAGTTGAGTAGCGGCCAACGTAATTGATTGCTTCGACAACATCTGTGAAGAAAGAGATCGAGCCCATCCGTCCCAAGCACCTTCCTCATTCACCATGTTAAGTGAAGAGGTTCGTTCAACGCCCTTGCTATCCTTATATGTTACTGGATAAGTTGTTGCCCCGAATCGATTACCCGCATTTTCTGCGCCTTCTTTCAAAGGTTTCAAAATGGAGTTTTCTTTAGGGCCAAGCACAGGCGTACCTTTAGGTTTATTGGTGTTGAACCGAATGTCGGTGCCGGCTGGAAGATCATTAGCATAAATAGCCATGCCCTTGAGGTAATGAGTTCCGTCGACAGCAACTCGTACCTGAGCATAACGATTAGCACCTAGATCTAGTGATGGAACGCCACGACGAAGCTCAATGACACCATCCATCTGACCGCCACCATCTTCAGCAAAACGAACTTGTAGCTTTTTAGAACTAACTGATACAGGTTCTGCTTTCGGAGTCGTAAATGTCAAACCACCATCATCTGACCGATCCTTGATGTTGTAAACAAGACCCGCATCAACTGCAGCTTTAGCTTGACGCCAAGTGCTTCCGGGAAGAGCTAGAATTTTCAACTCGGTCAACTTGTCAGTACCTAGTTGTGGAACTTTGACCAACCAAGTCTCATAACCCTCATCCTTCAATGCGGCAATCGCAGTACGAAGTTTAGTGTCAGCAACCCCAAGATAAAGCTCAGTTCCTTTACCAACATCCAACCAAGTCTTCGCATGAAGGTGATCTTTTAGAAGGTTAGAAATTGCTTGAAGAGTTTTGTCCTTGATGCCTTCAGATGTCTTCAACCACCCGCGAACTGTCGATTCTTTGTTTTCATCACCAAGCATTCGCTTAGCAATCGCACGAACTGACATACCTTTGTCATTCTTAAGCTTTTGAGCCAAAGCTTGGTTCTCAGCGAAGATGACATTAGTTGAAACAGAGATAGCAGCACGAAGGTCTGTTGTCTTGATGCCCAACGTTTGCGCAATTTCGGTATCGCTCATTGGCGGATCTCCGTTGCGCATGGCGTCTAGATGAGCCTTGAAATCCTTAGACCTTTGGTAAGGAGTGCCACCGCTTCCCCAAGGATAACGGCCAGAACGTCGGATGATTCCAATGTGCTCTAGAACTTCTCCGTTTTCTTCAGGCTCCACAGTTACACCTCCTTCATAGACTCAACTAGCTTGTCGGCAACGATGTAACGATCCATGATGTAAGCGATATCCTCCGGATCTGTCTCGAATCTCTGAATGTCATCGTTCTGATAGATACGTAGATCATACTCGAGCTCCATAGGACGAACGTTGTATTCAAGACAGAAGAGTGCAGCATAACACTCAAGCTGACTTTTAGATGCTCTGTTTTCTCCATTCTTAAGATCGAAAATGCGCAACAACAATCGGTAAGGCGAATCTGAATCTGGATTATCACCAAACCAAATCGCATCGGTAGTCCCAAAAGCATTATCAGAAAACGCCAAAGGCTGTTCGATAGACATCCTGTAACCGATGCAGTCATTCACATACATGTTGATAGTCTTGCTGTTGTCTGGTTGCTTCAACCCAAGTCGAATAGTCTCGGCAGCCCAAGCATGAAGACGAGTACCAAGAACAGCTGTCATGTGTTTGTCATAGGCAGCAAGAATCTTCTCATCGTCATAGTTGATCCAGTGATACTTAGATGGACTCAGAAAAGCATGACGCCCTTCAATCTCCACATGACGTCGGAACTTAAAACTCATAGGCCAAACGCTCTTTCCATGTCGTCTAAAACTTCTCGATAGTTGAGCGGATGTATGAACGCAGCAAATGACATCTCATCAAACAGATCCACATAGTACTCTTGGTTGGGCTGACGCACCGACCGTAGACCACGCTTACTTTCCAGGATAGCCCAGAACCTTCCCCACAAAATAAGAAGGTCTGGTATGCCTTGGATTTGGTTGGAATCTAGCTTGATGATGAAACAATCTGGAAAGCGACGACGCAACTCATCTTTCAAGTCGAGCGTGAACTCGCTTTCAAGCTTAGGCATAGTCACCTCCAGACAGAAAAAGAGGAAGAGTTGACATACCCTCCTATATAATGCATTGTTTCAGCTGCGATACACAGTATATCAGACCGTTTGACGCTCGATCTCCGCGTCAGGCACATAACGGTACCTAGCGGCTTCGTCATAAAGGCTTGATGCTTGTTTCTCAATCCGCCAAACGATGGATGACTCGAGTACTCCTTCTTGAACTGCACAGTCAAAGGCGTCTTTGTATATCTCGCCCGTTCTGTTGTTCTTAACCGGTGGTGTGCTGAACTTCGGCGTACCTGTCCGATGCATCTCGTTCCACTCGAGCACACGATCACGACGTTCCCACATCAAATTAGTATAGTGACAGTTACGAAGGTCGCCATCCTTATGCCAAATGGCTGTACAATCTGAATACAGCGGCGGTGGTAGGAATGCGAGCGCTACTAATTTGTTGATCTGACGCAGGTACCTAGTGGGTGAGGTAGCACTGGAAAGAAGGATCACCGGGAAACCTCGCTCGTTGACTGTCACTTTTCGGGCGTTGGTACGGCCTAAGTGTTTGACACGACCGTAAGAGCTGATAAGGTAGTGAGGAAATTCATCAATCGGAACCCATTCTTCATTCTCGAACATTATTCTCCCTTCTTGCAATCTCGTCTTGTAGATACCAGGCAGCTTTCTTAAGATCTTGTAACGGGACCTCTGTGTCTTTGATGCCGTCTCGCCACAAGTACTTGATAACGTTCCCTAAGTTGAATCCCATATGACGCACCACTTGAATACACTCAACCCCACTCGGGTGCACGTTGTAGTGTTCAGGATGGTCAATGCCGGCTGGGTCTGCCTCATTACCCGTAGTTGTCCTACTCATTTGTTGACTCTTATACTCTCGCTACGCGTAACCCCAAGATGTAACTGCTCTAACGTTCCTTCGAGTAGATGTTCAGAAATCATAGTTGCACATGATGGATCATTGAGGTATAACGTTATATCGCCCGTTGAACTAATCTCGCCCTTGACCGCTACCTGATGTCCATCTGGCAACATAATCGAGGTGGTAAATGAGATTGCGTCGATTCCTGATGGTTGAACCATGTAAGTCCGTTTCTTCCTGTAAGTCCGTTTGCCCAGAAACCCGGAAAAAAAGAATTATGAAACTTTCTGAGAACGTACACCGTATAACATACATTACTTGTATGATATATTAAGTTCGTCTGTCTATAAGTCTTGAGAGGAATTAAGTGGGTTTGTGGCCAAAACAGGGTAGATACATCCGCTTTCGTCAGCCTTTGTCCGCTCGAAACCGCTGTCCGTTTTGTCCTCGGACCTCGTCACGCGGCGGTCTCAAACCGGACATTTCTACCCTCATGAAAGTTCTTCTTAGCGACCAATGCCTTCCAAATCAGAGCATCGATCCGGCTCTCGCTCATGAGAATGTAATAATACAAATCCTCATAGGGTGTATCCAATCGGTCAATTCGCCCCTGACTCTGCTCGAAGAGCTTATGGGAGTATGTGAGTGAATAGTACACAACTGTATCAGTTTCAATGCAATTCCATGCTTCTGACCCAGCTTGGTACTGTACTAGGTACAACCAACGACTAGTCTCGGGGATCTCCTCATGACGGTGACCGTTCCACTCGGCGATGCATATGTCCATCTTTGTCATGAGTGTGCGAAGATCCTCGAGCTCGTAGTCGTGCGTGTAGAAGATGATCATCCGGTCGTGCCTACGCCCTAATGCGACGATCTCCTCCAGCCGTGAGGGATCACTGTTGACCAGTCTCCTAGCGACTCTGTGCATCTCTGCTACGTCGATAAGCGGCTTTCCCTCATAGATGTTCCATCGTCGTTTCCAGACCAGGTCAAAGGCGTCTTTGTCAAATACCACCGGCCTCGCAACCAGGTGTCGAACAGTGTGTCGTTCGTAGGGCATGTCAACAAGAATGGAATCACGTTCTCGCTCCAGATGACGAACCCCGAAGAACCCACGGATTTTCCGGTACTTACCATTGAAAGACCACACGACGTGCTGCTCGATGAAGTCTGTCCGGTTGCGGTAGAACCCGTGGGCAATGAAAAGAGGGACATAGTCCATCCATGTATCTGCCGGTGTTGCAGACAATAAGATCCACTGGTTATGCTTGACGATCTTCAGGAAGGTCTTTACCCATGTCCCTGTTCCCACCAGCCGCTGCTCGTCGAAGATGAAGAAACAGTCCTCACGATCAACGTACTTCTTCATGTTGTTCCAGCTGTCGATGATGAACTCTTTGTGGCTGTAGCTAAGCTCAGGATCGATGGACAGCCCTAGTGATAACGCATCACGCTCCCAGTCCAGGCTATTCCGTTTCTTGGCGGTTGTGATGACAATGAGATGTTTTGGGTGCTTCATGGGTGCTGATCGGTCTAGCTGGCCACCACAGACGATCTGAACGTAGTAAGCTAGTGCTACAAGGGTTTTCCCCGTTCCGACCCCTCCGGCCAGCACAGAGCCGTTACGGAGCTCCTGGAGGGCTATCTCTTGGTGTGGACGCAGTTCCACTCTGTGCCTCCTTATCTAACAATCTTGCTTCGTTTGTGTCTGAGTCGATGTACCAGTCGCGTAATGACAAAGGAACGTCACCCCAAAACCAGCCTTTAACTAGAATGCCGTTGTCAGTCATCTCAAAATCTTCAACTTGACCAATGATGCCGGGTTTAATGCCAAGGTTGAAGCGATGCCACTCCTCAGACCCAGGAGGATAAGGGTTAAGGCTGCTTTTCAGTTCCACTCTGTGCCTCCTTTAGTTGACGTTCATAAAGACATCCTTCTAACTCAGGCTCTGACTCTGACATCCAACACCAATGAAGTGGACATGAGTATGTGCCAGCTATTAAGTCTTCAACCCCTGCCTGGCACTGGTCCAGAGTCGGTGCTTGACGTCTCCGCCACTTCTTCGCTATCATGATGCCAACCACCCTTAATTGGTAGAACGTAGGACAATGCCTTGAGTATCCCAGAGTCAATGACCTTAGGCTCTTCTCTAGTCACCTTGATCAGGAAGACAGTCAGGTCCATCAGTTTTAAACCCTCTTGGAATGGTGTATCAATAACTAGATCCATCCAGCATTCACCGGTAGCTTCGTCCCTACGCCAGTTAGTCGCATGTCCCAACAGACCACGATCGAAGTCGAAGTTCCAGACTACCGGCACCACCTCATCGGGGACATGGACTGCTCCTTGTTCGATGATGATGCCCGTTGGGTAGATACGTCCCTCAACCAGTACCAGTTGGTGCTTCAGCTCCAGCTCCATCTCTAACCTCCTTTTCCAACACCTTAGGCATAGGTTCGGCCCAGTGTATCTTCCCATCGACATAACATGTGTAACGGTATGAGGTTCCATTGACGTGGATCCAGTCAGCTATTAGTTTGCCATTGAGCTTCTCCCAGCCGGGGATGATCGATTCCCTACACCATTTACACAGGTCCATTGTTGATCGCCTTTAACTCCTCTTCAGCCTTACTTAGACGTTTCTCATTCGCCGCCAAGGCACTGCGCCTTATCTGAATTTCATCTCTTAGTTCTTGCACCTCGATCGCTTTGTCATCACGTAGGTTTTGAGACAACTGCTCAGCGGTGTTGAGGACGGGGCAATGACGGACTAGAACAACACACTTACCGCCCTCGATGTGCCCGACACACCAACCAGCACCATTGTCAGAATGGAGCACACCAAACTCATCTCGAGTACTAGTCTTCTCTTGATTCTCGATGATGCAAGCGGTACAGTTACGCTGATAGTTTCCATGTGGGCATTCGTCCTCTGGCCCGTACATACCTGCGTAGCTCATCAGTCAATCTCCGATTTGGACGTACACGGGTGAGTATCCACCATGTGGCACTTTTAGTGCCTCCTCCAGAGCGTGTACATGCTCGAGTCTTACGAGTGTATGGTCGTTTTCACCACCGTTGATTTGCCACCCGACTTGACGGAAGACCATTCCATTCTCAGTAACCAAATCTCCGTTTTCGTTATACATCTTGTACCTCCTTGATCTTAGCTGCGAACTCTGGCGTATCCATGAATGCACGAGCCTTTTGTAGATCGGCGATGAAGGCATCAAAATCCTTCTTCACTGTTTCGACATCGTTTGTGAAGCCGTAAGCAATCTCCCAGGCATCACACTGATGAGGCAACTCCACATCAAGAGCCCACAGTTTGTTACCATCACTATCGGTGGCGGACATAGGACCGCCGTTGATGACGATCTTGACGTCTTCTCCCTGAGCCTCCCAGACGATGTCCTCTGGGTCAATCGCCCACCAGTTTCTGATCACAAACTCCATTTCTGTCCTCCTCAATGATGCAGCAATCACGTAAATACTGCTCAGCTCGTTGCAGTTTGTATCCATTACGCAGGAATGATGCTCGAATTTCGGCAGCATCCTTAGATGTCAGTCTCCGCTTGGGCAGCTCTCTTTGTTCCATCGTTCTCCTCCTGTAACCACTTCCTCCAAGCGGTACCGTAAGGTCGTTTTACATCTGAGTCTTTAACGGGTGTCCCGAACTCACCTATACCGAAGGTGCTATAAGGACCCGCCTTACCAGTCAACCCCATCAGATTAGCTGCCTCTTGAATGTAGTCAAGAAATGCTTGTTTATTTTGGTCTGGCTTCTTATGCCGACCCTCCACTCTCATGTGAGATAGTCGAGCCAGAAGAAACTCATTCCCAGGGCATGGTGGTAGCTCCGACAACCAGTCATCTGAACGCAGTTCTAGGTTACAGTGAATACATCGGACCCAATGACGATCTTTATCATTGAACCAGGTATGCGTTCGTGTATTAACCAAGTCCTCGGGTGTTGTCTCTCTGCCTCTCATCATCCACCTCCTTCTCGGAATAGAACTTCGACAGGTCTGTCTCCCCGTATACCGCAACGTCAGTGGCGAACTGGACCACTATGTCCTTTGGGAGAGGTTCAAGAATCGGCTCTCCGCCCGGATAGTCTTTCCAACCTAGGAATACATAAAGCCGGTTGGGCTCTATACTGACGGGTTTCTTCCGCGAATGCTCAAGTATCCATACGACTGCCTTACGGCCGACCAGAGTACCGCCAGCCACCGCTATCACTGTCAATAACCAGCTCCACAATTGATAGCTCATCGTCCACACGCCCCTGGGAAGGCATCACATCGCACCGCGTCACAGTCCTTGCACATGCCGCGAGTGTGAGTCAGGTCATCGTCGAACCCGTAGATGACGGGCGCTCCGCAATGACAGCTCTCACAGAGTTTGACATGCACCTTGTTGGCGAAGGCGGCGAAGTGGTCGACTGGGTCTACGCCTTGCTCATGAGCAGTACGCAGGATCTCAGGCAGCAACGCATCCCTACGACGGATGAGATAGTTGGCACAGTTCTCGTCACCATTACTCAAGCACATAGCAACCGTGAGCCGGTACTCCATATCCAGAGCAAGGAGTTCCTGCAGTGGTGCATCACTTACCGTCTCTTGGCTCGTGTCGTTCATCTTCTGTTGCCTCCTTCCAGTTGATTGATCCAGTGCTGTAGTCGACACTGACGTTGGTTGGCGGATCAGGAGCAGGTACTACCTCAGACTCCTTACCATGCACATACGCCTGCACCGTGCTCGCCTTCGGTGTGGCTACTGGGCTACCTGGGCAATGTGCTTCATAGATGCCTCCATTCAGATGCATCCAGTCATCTTCGCCACTTCGGGTGTGGAAGTTGAAGATAACGTTACTGCAGTTTTCACAGAGAGCTAGTTCTTCGATGTAAATCTCCTCAACTACCATTTCTCAACCTCCCTAGAAGTACTTGGTATTGTTGGATACGCAATTCGAGACGTCGCTTCACCGCCTCGATGTCACCAGGTCTGCAACTACTACCAGGACAAGTGTTACCAGAGGGCCCATGACCAGCGAGATGCCCGTTCGGGTTACCTACCACAGCAACCTCCCGTTTACAGACCAGGCAAGTTGCCTTTTGGTTGGTGTATCTCATGCCCATCACGGTATCCAAGCCGTCCAAAACTCGTGCCAACGTCCGTCAAGCCAGCGGAAGTGAACTTCCCAGATTGCAGACGTGTAAGTCGAGTAGTTGATCACCCTGCGATGGGGTCGCAATCTAACCGTGTGCCGTTCGACCGGGCCAATGACTAGTCTCAACTGGTGACGCGTACTCCCGACCACTACATGCCTTGCCTCTGCGTGGCTGACATAACGATCTCTGGTGTTTGGCGATGCTGTTGCGGCATAGCTGTTGTCTTGGACCGCCAACAGAGAGACCGGCAGCAAGATACTGATAACGAACAAGACTGTCTTCTTGTACATGACTGCTCCTTATGCTTTGTCAGGCTGGTTGTGGACCACCATTGTTGCGTAGTCGAACAAGCCTAAGATACGATGATGTGCCATCTCCGGACTGGAGCGCACATAATATGACGTTGATGACGTGCCGTCATCATGGAGGACATGGGCAGCTATGACCAGTCCCCATTCCATCACCATCTCGTTACGACCACCAGTAGCAACATACGCGCGAATGTCCTCGTCTAGTTTGACGATCTCAGGCGGCGTTTGCATGTTAACTACCGCCCTTGGACATGAAGACAAGAACGAGCAGAGCGATAACGATCACCAGAACAGACCAGCCTGCGGCCTGCCAGATGTCTTTGTTGCGGTTCATTTCTTAACCTCCTCTATAGTTCCCTCCTTCGGCTCAGCCTCGAACCTGCATTGCTTGACGCCGGTATTTGCGTGATACCAGTCCTCTCCGCCTAGAATGCCCTTTCTTAGAAGCTTGATGCTCTCACCGCACTTCTTGCACTCGGCTATTTTTGACGCGACATAGTAATCAATCACGATTACTCCCCGCCCTCAGCCCGACTCACATTCGGCGTCACCAGCGTTCGTTCAAGAATGGCCTTCATGATGAGCAGTTGCTCCTGCATCGCCGGGATGAGAATGCGTAGAGACTCCTCCACTGCCCCACGTGTCTGGTTAGCAGTGTCCAAGGTCTCATTCAGCTTGCGCTTGCTGTCTTGGATCATGATTTCAATTTCCATTTTAGTCATAGAACTCTTGTCCTTTCTCTTGGTGTCCGAAGCCAATAACCACTCTTTTCGTCATGCTTATAGCTCCCAGTGAGTACTCGAATTGGCTCAGTGATGTCGGTTTCGCAACTAACGCAGGTGATGTTGTTGATACCGATGTCAAGTATGCTAGGTGTCACTTTGACAACATTATGTCGACAGTTCTTCGGAACATCTTCGGAAGAGAGTTGGGTGCTCATATCCCCTTCTTACTAAGGCCGTTATGGTACAGACTGTCATCCATGATGATCTCGTAAGGCGCCTTCTGAGTCCTGTAGATGTTAGCTACTGCACTTTGCTTGCGTGCATAGCCTTCACTAGACGCACCAATAATCCGACCATTACTCCAAGAATGCCTAGTCCATCGAACTCTTGATGATGACGGCGCGTCAGGAGACAGCCACACCCGAATCTTGTCAGGCTTCTGTTCCTTGCTCATCTGTTTGCTCCTTTTCAATTTTTGTCCATCCTGGGTACATCCCGAATGGCTTGAGATACATCCACCGTGCCCCGCACGTCTGGCAAGTCAAGATGTCGTACCGTTCACCCCAACCTTTAGGCGGCGAGCATGTGTGCGGTGGAGCAAGCTTTACGACCCGACGAATTCGACCTTGGTAGGTGCGTCCTGCCTCCGGGTTTTTAATCGGCCACGGCTCTTCAAGGCCGTTTAGGTGAACGAAGGTAAGTTCTTCCACAACTCCAGACACACGTTCCTCCTTACTACCGTCTGAATCGGGCCGCCCCCATATATTCTCTGGTTTAACGCCCGCTCGAATCGCTTCGTCATACTCTTCTTCTGATCCGACGATCGCAGTTAGGAACATAAAGGACGGCCATTCCTCTTCTTCAGGCATGACAAACTCCATCGAACGAATCGTGGCTAACTCCAGTAGAGTCAATGAACTCAGTGTGCCAGCTGTCGGTGTTCAGCGTCATCTTCATGTAACCGAACATCTTCAGCCAGTACGCCGGCTTGATACCAGTGGACTTCATTGCGACCTGAGCTTCTCCACCAGTACCAACGACGTACTCAGTAATGCCATCAGAGGTTGTATGCTTGGCAGAGTCCATTGGGCCGAATCGCTGGTAGTTGTGGATGTGACCGTTGATCACGACGTCAGCATGCACTGCTCCCAAAGCATCCCACCACGCTTTGTAGGTGCTGACATAGTCCTTGGCTAGCCCCTGGTAGAGAGGCTGGTGCCAGTACGCAGCAATACATGGTTGAGTGGTACCAGCTAGATCAGCCTTAAGCCAGGTAGTCTGCGGGCTTGTGGCTGCGCATCCGCCGGCGTTCTTCATAGAGCAGTCAGCATTGAGCGCAACAAAGTGCCAAGTGCCTAGGTCGAACGAGTAATGCCCAACAGTCTCCGGGTGAGCTGCAGCTCCGAAGTGAGCGAAGTAGTTAGCTCCAGTCGAATTGTCAGTCGGACACTGCATACCCCATGCGTCGAGGCCCGTCTTGATCTCATGATTGCCAATCGATGGCTTCATAAGTGGGTCAAGACGTCCCCACGTCGGGTTGTATGATACGGCATAGTCTGCAAGATCGCCGCAATCGTACTGGTAGTCACCAAGACCAAGTACTGCACTGATAGAGGTGTCTGCCAGCATACGGTCACTGACTGCTTGCTGCTGGCACTCGATCGCTGCCGAGTACTTGGTGACAGTGTTGGACGGATCGCAAGCCATATCGCCTACGGCTGCAATCGTTATAGTAGGGTCGTCAGCAACTGCTGAGTTGGGTTGGATACTGATAGCAGAAAGCCCAAGTGCAACAGAGGCTCCAACTGCTACGATAAATCTCTTCATTACTACTCCTTAATGGGTCGGTTAAATCCTTCAGTAGGGGCGGCGCCATCTGCTTGCAGTTGGTGATCACGTTCAATTGCTTCTGGCAGTACTTCATCAGCAAGCCATTGAATTGCTTCTGCAACAGCATGCGCATGGCCATGTGACATTGCGCTGAAAGTCTTGCTTCGGTTAGGAAATGACCCCCAAGTTTCAACTTTTAACTGTCCCATAGTGTTACTCCTTTAGTTTAGGTTGATGGACCCACCAGCCATGACTCGCGTCATACTGATAGTTCTTTCCTACTCGTGAGATGTAGTCGTTGAGGTTTGTGCCACAACTGAGGCATTCGATATTCGGTTCGATCAACGGCGACGTGAACCTGGCAAAGACTACGTTATGATGGCACGTTTCAGGGTCAGTTCTTATGTCGTCTGTAAGAACCTCTATTCCTCTGATACCCATTAGACCTCCGTCCAAATGTTGTGTTCGACGTATCCATGCCATTGGTATGTCACGTCAAGCCACTGACGAGTGATGAGAATGGAGTTACTTGACCCATCACCAGCTCGAATGCTCACAGTCCCATCACCATGCTCACGAACGGTATGAGCTCTGAGGTTACCGAAAGCTCTTTTGTCTGCCATCTGGCCAGGCATCTCGATCGGCACAATACAAAACCAAGCCATCTTGGTGAGGTTGGATGGATGTGCCATCACTACGAGATCTGTACCATCTTCGTTGAGCACCTTCCAAATATCTCCTGGTCGTAGGTCCTCATAGAGCAGAGGGAACTTACCTTCAACCGTGTCAGCTAGTCGACGTCCTAGGAATGACATCACCGTCTCCTTTCGTCGATCGGTCTCCGGTAAGCAGCCAGTAGTTCTTCTGCTTGGGAGTCTAGAAGAGCTAACCCTTCAGCAATGGCGTCGGGCTTGATGTTACGATCGCCTGGACCAACTGTATTAGGACACTCATAGTCACGACTATCACGATGAGCATGCAATCGACCAGTTTCGGTCACGGTTGCTATGCAGTTACAAACACCGCAACGAACTTGTTCGAGCTTGGTGTCGGGATCGAAAGACTCGAATGGGTGATAACGATCAATTTTTACAGCTTCAACAGGACCTCGTCGAATTACTCTTCTATGAGGCTTGGTCATTACCCCTCGCTCAGCTCTCGCATCTCCTCACGGTCATACATAACCGCTTCTGTGTTGAAGCCAAGAAACTTGACGTTGTACCAGGCACCAACACGAACGCTTAGCTCTGAGTTGTAATGACGCCACTCTGGTCTAGCGGTCGGGTTGTCGGGATCGCTGTAGCGAACGTGGTATGGACGATCTTCAGGACGGTCCTGAGGTGGGTGATGCTTCTTCTTGTTACCACCCTTCGGCTTTGGTTTGGGGTATAGTTGTCTACTCATTTCACATTCCTTCTTGGGCTAGTTTGAGAAGCTTGTTGGCTCCTTCATGGACGGTTCGGATTGCGTTGGGTATCTGTGTCTCATAGGTCTTGACTGAGTAACTGACCGTGACGCCGCTCTCCACCACTACGAGCTTCACGATGGTTGCTGTCAGACTACGTGTGATGGTGAGTTTCTCAGTACGGTCCATTCAGTTTTCCCCCAGCTCATTGTGTTCTTCGGGGACAAGTTGTCGTTTACGGAAGTGAGAAAAAAGTTCATCTGCTGCAAAAGCAAGAGCGTTCTCGGGAATCGGGCTTGCCTTAATAAGATGCGTGTCATCGATCACTACTCGGGCCCAAGGTTTGTTGGGTTGATCAGGAAGACCTACGGTGATGACGTGTCCACCAAATGCTCGAAAAACGACAATCTCTAAGTCACCAGGTTTGAACGGAGACATGCCTTCTTGGATGGCCTGCTTGATCACATCGAAGTCGGTGTAGTCTTTCTCAATCGTCACTAGGCTTACCCTTCTTGTGTTGCTTCATCCGACAATCAAGGTGACGAGTCTTCCCATCATCCAACCAATGACTCGGCATGGATGAAAACGGACTGGGGTCATTGGCCTTATGCATCCCCTGCCCTGGCAGAATAGGCTCACCACATTCAGCACAAGTCGGGTTAGTCAGGTTTACAGACTCCTGCTCATGCATACGCCCGTCTGGTTCCGGCATCTCGCTGAAGTGCTCAAACGCATTGCGCTCAGTAGGTGCCTCAGTGTCACCACCCTCGACATCCGGGATAACGACGAACATTTCCTCGCCAAGTTCCTCAGCTCTATCTGCCGCGGCCAAAAGATCGACTATCTTGTTTCCAGTAATGATGTCGAGTCCGTAAGCAACGATGTTGTCGTGAGTCACCTTGACTCTCATCTATTCATCCTCCTTTTGGCTAAATGACCCTACTCTTTTGACCTTTCCTACTTGAAGTTCAATGAGCTCCCGGACACCGTTAACTTCATACACAAGCTCGTAACCCCCATCACGCATAGTTATATACAGAAGCTCACCATCTACAGTCTTAAACTTCACACCTATATATGTATGGGTGATTTCAACGTCCATGACATCTGTGTCCAACTTTACTTTGTAAGGCCCGTCAGGTGTCGATAACTTGATGATGGCCATAATTATTCTCCTTGATATGGGTTAGAGCCAATATTGATGGCACCGATGTCTTCTCTGGCTTCGAGAATGTCAATCTCCATTTGCCTCGAATGCGGAGTGGAGTACTGCACCGCAATACAGAGGTCCCCTTCTCTTTCCCCAACTCGGCCGAGATTAGGACTCTTCTTAGGCCCCTTCCGGCCACCCGGCCCATAGTAAGCCTCAAGCCAGTAAGGATGAGATGTGCTCGGAACATTTCTACTCATCAGAATCTATTCCTCCTTATTACTTCGACTATGAGAATAACAATGAGCATAACGACGGCACCGACTACATAACCGATAATAAAAGAGTCCCAGTTCATAAATTCTCCTAGTGATATACTATGGGTAAAAACTAAACCCCTGGTTAGGGGCTTAGTCTTTGAGACGACTAGTTGAGGTAGTCTTCGGTGAACTTCATGCCAGGCACGCTCTTGAGGTGGCTGTCGGAGTCGACCTCCGGCTCGCCGAACATGTCATCGAGCGCGACCTTCTGCATGGCGGTGGCGTAGGCGGTGTTCCACTGGAACGCCAACCTGTCCAGCCACGACTTGAAGGCCAGGGTGATGAGGATGATGGCGAGAACGATGGGCGAAGTGACAGCTGCGTACTGGAGGTACGTGTGCAGGTTCATTGTTTCTCCTTTGGTAGGGGTCTCATATAACGCTTTGTTTTCGCCGCGAAAAAGAGAGGCATTGGTTATCCAATGACTTCTGCCTATGTTATCCAGGTTAACCGTATAAAACGGCACTGGAGGTAGTCACTCTCTCATTTAAACCCTTGTTTTAAGCGCGAAAAAAGAGAACGCCTTGTTTCCAAAGCGCTCCCTCTTTGAGACTACTTATCTCGGAGTGTTCGGGCGGTGTGCTGGTTCTTGCCTCCGAAGCCGAATTCTCGAGCTTCCATCACTCGTTTATTGTAGTCTTCATTTAGAATACGATGAACGAATGAGATGACGAAGATGAAGAATCCGAGTCCGAAGACCATGAAACCTAAGTCAAGTAACGTTTCCATGTGTCTCCTTCGGTAGTAGGGTCTCATATAAACCCTTGTTTAACCCGCGAAGGAGAAAACTAGAAGCCTTGTGGGCTTCTAGTCTTGACTCATGTCAACATCCAGATGAGCAGGGCTGCAAAGCCGCATGCAATAACGATTGCGCACAGGAACGTGACAACGATGGCCAGACCGATCTTGTAGATCGTGTCGATGAACAGGTTGAACAGGCTCCCGAGGAATGCTAGAATATTGGCGAGCATGTTGTCTCCTTGGGTAGTGATGGTGTCATATAATGGCTTGTTTCTGACGCGAGATGGAGTGAAGGGGACCGACGGACTATGGCTGTAACTATCATCGGCCCCCTCCACGCTTTAGGGTTTAACCTATCAGACGACGCCGAACCAGGCCTTTGCCTCGGCTTGGCTGAGAATCGCCTTTCCTGAGTCATATGCACAAGCAAGAAGAATGTTGTTCGCAGGATCTAGAACGAACTTCCGGTGCTCCGCGTACCACTGTGCCTGTGTCTTGATCACGATACCGGCTACTGCGTCGTCTCCAACGCCAGTCTCACCGATACAAACCGGCTTACCCTTCGACTTAGCCCAAGTCAGCAACGGGCCCCAGTTCACAAGCGGCGTGCTCATTGGCTCGCCAGTCAGCTGGTGTCCCTTGTTGTAGTGGTCGAACCCGATCTTCTTGTGATTCGGGCGCCAACGCTGCTCCCAGACCGATGGGTCTTTGTCACCAGTGAAACCAGTGAGGCAGACAATTGGCTCGAGCATCGAGAAGCTTGCAATGAGCCGTTCGAGCTGGTCGTAGCCAGCATGATACACATCGAGAGGAATCGGAGTCTTGATATCTGACTCGTGCTCATAAGTCACCAAAGCAGTCTGAGACTTGGCTCCAAGAATTTGGGCAAGAGCATTCAACTCACCCAGAAGAGAAGCATCGCTAATGCTGCCTTTGTAGCTGACCCAAATGACTCCACCATTCTTTGTTCGGGCACTAGCTTCTTTGGCACCAGAGCTAGACAGGTCGTAAGCACGCCTGGCATCGGCTGACACGTTCAGCCCACCATCATTAGATCCGACGGTGGCTCCGATACGAATCACGACTGGAGGGGGAGTTGGGGGTGGCGGTTTCAGCGCGTCGAGTTGTGCTTGGAGCGCAGCAACCTCTGCTGCTAACGCTTCAACCTGCTCCTTGAGTTGTGCATTCTCAGTGACTAGAGCCTCCGCCTTCGCGGTAGCTGCTTCGACCTGAGCGCCAAGAGCGGCGATTTGGTCATCTCGCTCGTTGGAGAAAGATCTAAGTTGTGTAATGACATCATCAACGGTGGTCATGTTACCCTTTCGCTTGCGGGGGTAGAACTGGAGCCGCCTGTCCTGATGAGAAAGACGGCCCCAGCCCTAGTCAAAAGGCTCAGGAGTTAGGGTTGATTACCCCATTATCGATAGCCCACACGTAGTCCTTGTAGTGGACGTTTATCACCTGGCTCTTCACCGTCCAACCCGGGAAGTCACCAGTGTACCTAAGCTTCTTGCGGCTCGGATTGATTGGTTTGGCAACTGAGTTTCCAGTCGAACCACGCACACAAGGCACATGGAACGGATCGGGATTGATCGTCGTGTTGTCATCCCACATGTTTCCATTGACTAGGAAGTGGTCAAAGCCGCCAATGCCGACTTGACCGCATCGGAACCGTTGAAGATGGCCAGTTGCATCATTCTGATCAGATGTGAACCGGAAGTCGAGCCAACGAGGATCATACCAAGTGTGCCGAGTAGTAGAGCTGATCTGACGCCAGCAGTACTTATAGACGATTTCTGTTCGCGTCCTGACCTTCACATAGTCAACAGTGATGACTGGACCAAGGATCCGCAATCCGTCAGGGACGAGCCCGTAATCGATTGCGACCTCACCCTCCCACTTGCAGTTGGTGGCAAGCTTAGTGATGTCCCACGGGTCGGTGTCGTCAGAGGTAATGGCCGCAACTGTGTCATCACCAGGGTAAAGACCTGCCTGAGCTGCGGTCGGCGCGTCTTCGAGGATAGTTGAAGTCCAAGGCCCGCCTGGTACCTGTGTCTGATCTGACTGGTAAGGATCACCAGCAGGCGTCAGTGGCAAGAAGCAGAAATCATCGATGTCTGGGGGACAATCTGTATCTGCATTGGCCGATGGTGCCGACAGCATAGGCAAAGCAACTGCAATAGCCGCTGCGGCAATTATGGTTCTGATATTCATTTTACTCCTAGATAGATAAGATAGAGACCTGCAAGCACCAGTGCCCACATGCCAATGTAGATGATGGCAATGACGACAACGTTCTTAACGGTTGTCAACCTAACCATTATGCCACCCCATTCAGAATTTGATATGCCTTGAAAACCAGTCGAGAAGCCATTTCAACCATCGAGACTCTACTCCCATAACCCCTCATCCGAGAAGAGCTATCATGTACTGAAGCCAGGTGCTGTGGTCTTCAGTAACGTGGTTTTGACTCGGATAATGACTGTGCCTTTCGGGCCGGCATAGTGTGCAATTGGGACTAATGGGTCCTGGTTTAAGGTCTCTAGACCTATCGGCCCTATCGCAGATATCAGACATGTGTTTGATCCTCCTTTAGAGATGGGTAGAGGGCAGTTTTTTAAAGCAGGCATGCCCAGGCCTCCACGGTGTCCCCGCTGTTTAATGTTACGGTAGGCTAGGAAGAATTCCTTGCAGGGAGCGCTTCCCGCTTCGGTCGGCTGCAACCGCCTTATCAAAGCTGACCTACCGGCGTTTTTTAACTACCTAACAATCCGCTGTACGTCGCTTCCTCCACCACGCGAACCTATGGCTCAGATGGTTTCACCAGTCGCTACGGAATGCCGTTCGGTCTACACCTGACCGCTCACCCATTGGACGCCGGAAATGAGATCCCGTTCCGGTCTTTTACATCTGAGCTTCAGGAGAAGGAGATAACCCGCAGCTAGAGTCCAATGACGCACTAGGCCTAAGAGCTATTTATACTCGCCTAGTCGAGTTACTCGTCTCTGCCGAAGGCCGAGTCGCGAGCCTTACGGAGGAGACGGATGGTTCGGTTGATGGCGCTCCGGTTGAACCAGGTCCAAAGACCATCAACGCCGGCCGTTGAGCCGGTGACTGCGTCCAAGCAGGCACGACCAAGTTTGTTCATGTACTCTGCTGCTGCGTCATCATCAACAGAGTCCTCAGGAACAAAGCCGAAGTCTTCTCGAAGTAGCTTGAAAAGGATTCTCCCGATCTCAGTCTGAGTAGTAGTCCCACCATAGACCTGATCGATGAAATGCAGTGTGGGTTGGTCGATACGAGATTCAAGACCAACTCCAACAGAAGCCAGACCAGGATTCCACTGGACCAAGAGGTCGTAGGAGGCCTGATCTTCTGGGGTGATTCTTTCTTTCATGGTGTTACCTTTCTTTTCGTTGGCTCCCGCTTATCGGGAGTAGATTGTCCTTGTTGTAGCCAGGCCCAGGACCTTCCCACAGGTTTAACATTTATCACCTGCGACCATGCGAGTATTAGCGTCTCAAATGCTTCGACATTCTCGGGTTCATGATCGGCGATGTATTATGAGAGATTTTGTCCCACGATCTGGTCGAACTGCCAGTTCGTAAGAAACTTCTGGATCTCGGGGTCCAGCATGAGCTCTGGTCGATCGCGCTCCACGACATCAGTCATAAGACGACCGAACTCGATGAGTTGCAAGTTGCTCTCAACCAATATCCGATTAGCCTTACGAAGCTTTGAAGTGATCTGCCACCAACCAATTTGGTTAGCGAGAAAGGCGATCTTAATTAGGGCGATTCGTGTTGCCGGGTCCATCTTCTTCATCGATAACTCCTTAGATAGGGGATGATGGGATGTGTTTGCTAACGATTGAGGACCACCAGAAAGAAGTATAGGGCTAGGAAGAACAGCCCGAAAGCAAGGAAGTCAATCTTCTTCTTTGCGAATTCGAAAATGAACCCTAGCGCAAACGCGAACACGGAAAGGAGCAAAATGATGAAGTAGAACGTATGCATGATGCCTCCTATGTTTGAATGGAGAGGAGGACAAGACCCACGAAAATCCCATCCCCCTCTCCTACTGTAGGTAGCGTTTTCAATTGACTTTAATCACTTCGACTCATCGCACTTCGATCCGGCCAAAGGTGTTGCCCAAACCTCACGATTTCACCAATGAACTACGCTACAGTGACTTGAGGGGGCCTTTTTGCCGCATGCCCAGGCGGGATCTTTAATCGGTAAGGTGCCCGGGTCTCCGCCCAGTGGTCTGCAACCTTTCTGCTTCGTCACCCTTGCAGAGGGTGCTTATTGACGCAAGAACACGCCTTTTATGTACCTTACCTACGGCTAAGGGAGTGACTGGTTAGCAACGCCAATTCACTTGCCGATTTCCCACGACGCGGCTGGTAGTTGTCCATGTCGGTGAAAACACCTGTCGACTACCAATTACTTCCAAGCTCAAGGCCTGTAACTTGGAACCGCGCCCGCTCTGAGCCTAAGGTCTATTTAACCTCGCTCAGACGAGGGAGTAGTTTAGTGTGGATCGAGGTCATGCTCAGGACCCCGCAATGAGGCATTCAGTTGAACATCTATAGTGGGCGTTACCCACCATCCGTCATCGAACTCACCTCCATCTAAATATGCACGCTCTTTCGAGCCTGACTATAGTAGCTCGCACGACGGGATTCGAACCCGCATACGCCGCCCTGGATGTCCAGGCCCGAACGCTTTACCAATTAAGTTACATGCGATGCCTCCCTAACCGTCACACTCGGGGGAACGCAGACGGCTAGAAACTCTAGTACCTTCGCTTCTTTGACGGATTCGTGTTGAAGACCCACGAATAGATCAAGCAGAAGAGAAGAATGGCGAAGACCACACCAATAACAAGTCGGACCATAATAACTCCTTTTATGTGATAGTTAGATCTTGACTACGTTGCGAAACAAAGAACTCTCATCGTGTGAGGTGAAGACGTACATCTCGAAAAAGACCATTGGTACGAAGAACTGGCAGTCCAAAGGCGAGCCCTCGTCACGTAGGAACCAGCCTTCTTCGTGCTCCTCAAGCCACTGTAAGGCCATCTCTAAGTCAAAATCTCGTCCTGCCTCGCTCCGAATCACACCTCGAAGATTCTCTGGTGTAATCTTGATTGCGTAAGCTTGCACAGGACGGCCTCTCACTTAGATGTGATCCACTGAATAAGCTCGACAAACCCCCACCCGAACAAGAAAACGATTGCTAGAATGATGAAAACAATCACCCAAACAACGCCCCAGGCGAACTGATTGGTCTTTTTCTCATCCATCAGATCTCCTCGTAGTCAGCATACTTGGCCGCGAAACGGGATTCCTTGACCTTGGCATAGAGTTCTTTGACGTATGCCGTGATCCCAGAGTTCTGTCCATTCACCCAACGAGATGGAGTGATGATAACATCGAGTTGCTCAAGAGTGTCTCGACGAATATCAGCTAGGTCACGTTCTGTTGCACGAAGCTTTCGCTCTCCCTTAAGAAGGTAGATCTTAGGCGGTTCGAACTTGTAAGAGATCTTGATCTTTAGCAGGTGCTCGTCAGGATCGCCTTCCTCATACCCAGGCATATCTCGTACTGCCCAGCCATCAGCGCGCATCTTGTCTGCAATCTCCTCAGATAGCATGGCAGTGAAGTTATGAGCACCTTCTGCGTTGAACGTGTCTTCCCGTCCATCGAAATGCGAGAATGCCCACTTGACCTTGACGTCTTCAAGCTCGACATCGTTGACCCAATTACGATCTTCAGGCATTACGACTCGCCCCCTTGTTCGGGTTGAAGTCACAGTTCGGGTTGGTGGGGTTGTGGTAAGGACTGCACCCATCACTCAAGACCTCAGGTACTGGTTCCTGAGTCACGGGCGTCTCTACGACATCCTCCGACTCGACTTCATCTTCCTTCGGCTCAGGAACGTCCAACCCGTCGACGATCTGTTCCACTTCCCCTGCAGGCTGATGAAGGAGAATCTTGTTAAGAGCCGACCGGTGTCGCTTGGCGTGGAATCGATGCTGCTTAGCAACAGAAAGGCACCATTGGTTAACTGTCTCGTTCTTGAGCTTCGGGGCCAGATTTTCGGCGAATTCAGCGATATCTTCGTTGTATGTGATGGCATCTTCGTGATAGGCCTGGTCTTTTTGCATCAGGTCGTCTCTCTTCTTTCTCTGGTATTCTGAACAGGGATAGCAGTGATCATCACTGCAATAGGTTCAGCCTGTTCAAGGAACTCAGCCAACATCTGCCCGTTAAGTCCAACGGCACTGATTTCAATCAGCACTTTGTCGGGCTCTCGGGAGATTACTGCATGTCCCATAATGTGCTTGTAGTTGGATCCGATAACTACCGGAACGGCACGTTCAGTACGTCGAGCCTTGTCAGCCACTAACCGCCGCCTCTTCTAGTTCGCGACGCTGACGTGCCTGAGCCGCCAGAAGGTCCTGACAGTGTAGACAGTTTTTGTCGATCTTCTTCCACGAATGCTTCTGGTCATGGTTGTTGCGCTGATTTTCTCGAGCGCGATGCTCTAGGCGACCCCGCTCTAGCTCCTGAGCCTTCTGCCCGGAACGCTTCACGTCTTCCAAGAACTTAGCTCTCTTTGCGAGAGCTTGTTCGTGCTTCTGCTTACGAGTAGCCATGATGTCTCCTAAATATAGATGGTTACCGATGGTTGGTGATCTTGGTTCGTCCTCGTTTAGCTTCTTCTGTTGCTTTGTTGATGGCTTTGACGCCCTCTTTGAATGCCCGGTCCATATCAGCGCTTGCACGCCTAATGGCATCGGTCATTTCTCGAAACGAAGCTTGAATTGCTGCTGAATCTTCCGGCGAGATCTCAAGGTAGACCTTTGCCGGCTCAGCTGTCCTTCGGTGCCAAAATGCCATGTCTACCTCCCTCTCGGTCGTGGCAGTCGAACGCCTGCATACCCCTTGATGGCTGCTTTGAGTAGGATCTCTTCGCACTCCTTGACCGAGTAGCCTAGAAGCTTAGCGGTCTCTTTTATGTTTCCGGCGTTCAAGAGAACGTAGGGCTCTCGACCTTTGTCCTTTCTTCTTACTCGGTTTGACATCTGATAGGTCCTTTTCTTCGACATGCCCTAGGGAGAGGCAAGATATAGATTGATCGACAATCTGATGATACTGCTTATCTGTGATCACAGCAGACATGTCCATGTAGTTGCCATCCGTATCTACGACAGCCTCTCCAATGACCTTACGGACACCATCTTCGTAGACGACTAGAGGGACCCGTTGAGTACTCATCTCACTCCTCGATGATGTCCAGAATGTTCAAGATCATGCTTTGCACGGTTGAACACGGCTGCTCCACAGTCGAGACATTCGTACAATCCGGCGATGAGCGGGCCTCTGTAACGTTCTTTCCACCCGTTCACTTGTGATCGAGATTCTTGAGTACCTCATCCAAAGGAGTAGCCATGATGTGCCCCGGCTGATTCCTCGTTGCTTTAGCGATCTCCTGCATCGTCACCCAGTAACGAACACGAAGCGGGAGTCGACTAGCCATTTCCATCGCTGCCCACTCTCGAGTTCGCCGAAGCCGCTCCATAGTGGACATAGATGGAAGAGTCCAAATCGTTTTCAAACGCATGGCTCTTTCCTTTCTATGCGAGTTATTCTTTCCTAGTTAATCATTCGATAGCTTCTTTAACCTTGGCGAGCTGTTGATCTCTGTTAACATGAAAAGGGTCATGTATCGATCCTCGAAGCCGTCTTTTGTCTCTATCCGAGAGTGAGTTAAAGAACGCTTGGCCTAAGCGCTGTTTTCCTCTTATGAAGTATTTAAACTTCTCGAGGTCTCCTCCATGAGTGACTAAATATTCTTTAACTAGAGTTGAGGTGGATTCAGGCATTACTTTTTCACCGAAGTCCAACCGCATCGAGCACAGTGAAGTTCCATCCGACTGTTGTAGGTCGCTGCATCAAGTTGGTGACCCATTGCCCAACAGACGTACTTGTTGCTGACAGACTTTGCAATATCAGTAATGGACTTCCAGAAGATCATTAGACATCGTCTTCCTCGAACGGGTTGGGGAGGTCGGGATGATCTCCATTGACGTGCTTCTTGGCTCGGTCCTCAGCTGCTTTCGTGTTTCCTCCGGTGTAGGGACGATCATCACAGTAAGGGCAATAGACGGTTGTTACTGAGGTGGTTTCACTATCCATCATTCACCTTTCTTGGTCGAAGATCGTGAGCGCGAATATCGATGATCTGGATGCGACTGCTGGTATTACCCCAAGTTCCTTCGGGAGAATGTCCTCTTGCGACACCTCGATCTGAGTTCTGACCATGCTCGAAAGCAGCACTAGCGATCTGCACTGCGTCGCTGATAGAGTTGGCTGTGACCTCGACCTCACGAGTCTGAGTCACAACGAAATGTTTCATCTCAGGCATAACGCACGTTCCCATCTTTGTCTTCGTGTTGGTTAGAACGGTGCTCATACGGCTTCGTGCAGATGCTATGTCCACGCACTACAGTCTGTCCACAGATCAAGTGGAAGAATGCTCCACTGACGTTCACTATACGACCATTAAGAGAGACCCCAGGACCAAGAATGTTTTCCCCATTATAACTATAAGGGTAGTGGTCGTAAGTCCGTCCAAAGGCAGTTATAGTTCGACCATCAAACTCAATACCTGGACCAAGAACCGTTACTCCATCTTTTCGGTATGGATAGTCCTGGATCTCGTGGAGAGATGCTGCGAAGAAAATATCCTCCCCGATAACCTGTGCAAAATCAGCAGCGATCTCCTCGCTTGGGACCTCGGAAATAAGTCCCCCAAAGGGACTGTATCTCCAAAACTGTTCGTTTCCTGTCTCAGGCATCAAAATACCATCTTCCTTTTGTGGCCGGCATAATCCTCATGGAACGTCGGCGGATGACCCAATCGCCTCACGCAAAAAGTCGATGGTCCTCCTAAGTTGCCAGAGACGAAAGCATCACATGCTCGGTAGTAGTTTTGCCCATGAGCATTGATGACGTTGCCGTCGGTGAAGACACCAGGGCCAAGAGCAGTGTAAGGACCGTCTGCATGAGGGTAGTTCACGATGACTGGATCTGACAGCTCAGCGAAGAAAACATTAAGGCTTCGAAGAAGTTCCGCAGCTTCTACACCCGATTCTTCGTCGTTCATCTGATAGATAAGCCCGGTGGGTCCAATGGCCCAAACTGAAGACTTAGACATGAGGTGCCCTCTCGCGGAATAGGATGCCTTCGTTCTGGAGCATGGAAATGATATCTTCGGCTGTGTAGCTGATGCTTTGAACACCGTCCAAAACGTCATACACCTTCTGCAAGGTGTTCTCATCGTGATACTCTTCGCCGGTGTCAAACTCAGCAAAGAAATAAATGAGACCGGGGAACATCTTTGCTAGTTCAGAAGCTGTATTTTCGTCCTTTACTTCTTTGAGCCCATAACTGCTCAAAGAGAAGATAGTGTGTGACTGGTCCATAATGTCTCCTTTTGGATAATGGATTATTTAAAACAGAGTTCGTCGAAGTGCAGTTGGTTTTCCTGATTGGTGTCGAGAGCAACCGATCCGCAGATCTCACAGTAATGAAAAATCTGTGCACAACTGATACAGATGGTGTTGCCATCACGAGTTTCACGAAGAGAACTAGCTTCTTCGCTAGGGATCTTTTTGCGACAGAAGCTGCATTCGATCATAATGTCTCCTTAGAGAGAGAAACCAATGGCCCAAATTGAAGAGTCAGACAACATCATACACCTCTGCGAAGAAGAAAATACCGAAGTCATGGTCTTCGGCGAATTTTTGGGCAAACTCTTCTCCGATGATGGCATAGACATCACCATAGCTGTCATTGTAGAACATGACCTGACGCTCTGGCTCAACGACGTCGGCGACGAAGTAAATGAGAGTAGGGAACTTCTCGGCTAGCTCTGCTGCTGAGCTTTCGTTCTTCACTTCTCTGAGCCCAGAGCTGCTAAAAGCAAAGATGGTGCGTTGCAGATTGATAGTATGTAGCTCGTCCATAATGTCTCCTCTTAGAGAAAGAAAAGAAGAGTTGTCCGGGGAGGACTGGATCACTTATGGATCCCTCTCATTTAGTGCGTTGTTTTTACCGCGAATATAGGCGAGCCTTTCCTCTGCTCGCATGTCGCACCCTGACAGACACTTGTGCGATTCCCCTGCTTGAGATGGGACCCCGCGTCTTCCTGAGCCATGTACTCAGGCTGCGTTACCCACTTGACCGTCGCTTTGGACGGACCATCAAGTCTAAATATAGCCAACTGCTCTAAGTGCGTCTTGGGCCTTGTTGACCAACTCATCGAAATATGACATATCGATAGCTTCTTGCAACCCTAACTCGAGAACTTTGTCAGCCTCGAGCCAGTCCCAACCTTTGGTTCCTGTGACAGCATACTCCTTGTCTTCGTTCACACGAAGGAGTTGTCCTTCACCCTTGCCAGTGCCTGGCTTGATCGGGATGAACCGACCGATACGTCCTACGAACCGCTTACCGTCCTCATTGGCGATATAGATCTCCCCCTTGACGACGTTACGAGTCTCACACAGGTCATCGAATGTGACCTCATCGTGACTGAGTAGATTCTTGAATACATATGGGTGTTGGAACTGAGCACCTGTAGCCGACCATTCGTCGCCTATCTTGGCAATATAGACGGCGTCGTTGAATAGCACGAACTCGTCATAGGTTGCCTCATGCTCGAAGTCATAGCCATAATGCTTACCAAACTCGAACACGAATTCAATGATCTCCGGGGTAGCATCTGGGATCTTAATGCTATCTGTCTTGATGTGAGCAACAATGAAATCTTGCTCTTGGACAGCATGCTTCAGATCGATCATGAACAAGGCTCCGCGCTTAGCGACGATGTTGTCCTTGTTACGGGGGTCCCGGAAAGCGTTTTCAAACTTGGCAGAGGTAAGCCCATAGACGATGTTGATTGCAATCTTCAACGCATCTGACAAGTCTTTTGCTTGGTCCTCGTCTTCTAAGAATGGTGCAAGCTTGCCATCAAGCATACGGCGAGCCTCATCCAAAGCCCCCCGCTTAATCGAGATACGCGCTGCTACTAGCTCGTTGAACTTCTGAGTATACGGTCCGAAGACGTCCAACAACATGATCGAAGTCGGGTGCATTGAAGTGATGTCCAGCAGTGCCGTGTTCTTGTAGACACCAGGCTCAGCATAGACATAACCGCCTTCGCCAACCTCCTCATCCCTGTATGTTGACTTACCGAAGTCATACCGGTATCCATGGAACATTTCGGACAAGTCGGTGTAGAGAAATTCCCGCTGGGGCTTTTTCTCATTACCAAATATGATTCTTGCAGCGTGCTGTTGCGTAGAGTGATTGACACTTAGGCCACTCAGAGCAGCTAGGATCTTACGGGCGACCCAGTCGCCTTGGCGGGCTTCGAACGTGGCTTCTTCAGCGATAACGTCGTTGCCACAGTACTCAGCTACCTCAATCCAGCGTTCTTCAGGTACCGGCTGGTCCCAAGGTAACCCAAGCTCCATATGATGGATGCCGAGGTCGATCTCCCACTTCTTAAGCGACTGCTTGACCATGGAGAAGTCATAAATATCGGTGTAACTGAGATCGTATGCTCCTCCAAACATAGCTGAACGGTCGCCTGCGATAATGCGCTGTGACAGGTCATACAACTGCTCTACGCTATAACCCATGGCTGCAGCATAGAGAATATGGTTATCGTATCTACGGCAATTGAAGCCTACCAGCCGCAATGTCAGTAACTCGTCAACTTCTTGGGCAGACGGGTTGATCATCGTGACTACGTTGGCGTCTCCTGCGAACTTCCAGCAGATAACGAAGAGGTTAGGGAACACCTCAACGTCATAGAACGCAACCCGTTCGTCGTTGCTCTTTGTATTCAGCTCCAAAGTGTCAGCACTCTGGAACGGCATCTCTTGTACCAGTCGTATACAGTAACGAGCATGGTTAGTACTGCTCATTGCGAACGAATACACATCAGGATATAGGTCGCTGACGTCATAAGGAATCTCAGAATCAAATGCGTCTTCCAAGATCTTCTTAATGAACTCGACTGATGGCTTCGTGCCGGGATGGATCTCTTTCTTGAGGTTCCTGACAATTAACTCTCGAACCGATTTCTCGTTCGTCATTGCTTTGTTGTCTTGCACAGTCACCTCCTTAAAAGGTAATCCAGAACTGATAGTCGCCATCTCAACAGAGTTACATCTAGCCACTTTCCGACGAAGGCTGCTGTTTCCAAGCAGCGTCTTGACTTCGATACCTTCCTCGTAAGAGGCTCTGAGTTCGTGTGGGTTGCCTTTCCAGATATAGTGAAGATGGACGCCATTGGCACCTTGGGATGCTTCGGCATAGGTGGGAGGCCATTCGGCTGCCGCTTCCAGGTTTCGTTCCAAAGATTTGTTTCCATGCTCGTCCTTAAGGTCAAAGTCGATGACGATATGATTCTCAGGCACCTGCACATAATGCAATCTGCTGGTGTCCAAGTCTTTGAGAGTAGTCGTGACTTCTTCCCACTTCTTCTCGGGAACGCCTGAAGTCGTAGCGTATTGAGCAGGACAGTCTGCCAGAATATCGTCTATCAAGGACTTCTTCTGGTCTAATACGAGAGACAAAGGAATCGACTCGTCGACTTTGATAAAACGATGGGTCTTGAACCCTGAGTAGTAGCTGCGGACTCGTACCCCATTGACCTCTGCACGATCCTCGAACTTGTCGAAGTACTGAGTGAGTTCAGAACGAAACTGGTGTCTTTGCATCTTGTAACGGATCAAAGCATCTTCACAGAATTCTTTGTAAAGTTGCCACGCCTTATCAAGAGCGATACCATCCTGTGTGTACAGGATGTCGTAGATGTGTTCGATGAAGTTGAACATAACATCAGTCTCGTACATCATCGTGGTCGGACGGTAACTCGAGTAATGGTTCTTACCCAGAGAGTAGTAAACCCCAAGACAATGTTGAGCAATCGCCCCTAGCTCAAAGTCGATCTGGTTAAGGAGCACGTGATAATGCTTGTTCGGGATAAGGCTACCTGACGGATGAATATCGATCAAGCGACGAATAAGTCCCGACTTTGAACCAGTAATTCGTACTGGCTCGTTCGTTCCAAGGAACAAGAAAGCATAAGCCCTTGCATAGAACTCGGACTTGTACTTCTCGTTAATAGAGAGCAACTCATGAGAGACAATCGAGTTCAATTTGCTGTTGTCTTCGATATGGCTCAAGTCGCCATCGTGTTGAATAGCAACGAGAGGATTGTGCTTGAAACCAGAAAGAGCAAACGCTGCGCCTGATGTCGTTATGGATTTGGCATCGAATGGGATGAAATATCCCTCAAACAACTTCTCGATAATGCTCATCACGGTCGATTTTCCTGAGCCAGCGGTGCCATAGAAGACTGCAAACTTCTGATTCTTCTTAGAGTCACCAGAAAGAATCGAGCCAATACACCACTCTATCTTCTCTCGTTCTTCTGGCAGATACAAAACGTCAATGAGTTCATCCCATGCTGGACAAGGTGCGTCCGTGAGAGAATATGGGAGTCGCTTTGATGCATACTTTTTTCTGTCGGGGACTTCGTCTGCGAACGCAAGCGTTAAATCAAGGTCGTTAGGCGAATCGTCCAAGGTGGAAATATAGGTCTTATACTGCGACCAGCTACGTGACTCGTATGAGTTCATCAACAGCGGAATGCCATCAAGCTTGTCTGCCTCGGCGTAGAGAGCTTCGTCCACCATTCGAGCGACGTCCATCTCGTCTCGAGACCATAGACCTCTAGCCTCATCCCAGACCGCATAGAATGCGCGACCCTTGACGAGGAGATCTTTGGAGGACTGAACGAGGAAGTCAGGGTAGACAATAAGCCCTTCTTTCGTTCGTTTAGTTCTCAACTTATAGAAGTCCACACTACTCCCTCCAGTTTCTCACGAAAATATGCAGCATGCTGTTCCCAGATCTCAACCCTCCTTTGGTCGGGATGGTCGTGTTGACTAAGAGGAAACAAGCCGCCATGGCCATTAGAGTCAAACAGGTTATGATCAACCCGTGTTGTTGCTGCATCAACTAAATCTTGATCGACTTCGTCGTATCGCCCATCTTTCGGAGACAACAAGACTTTAGTCAAACCAAGGTTGTCGACAAGCTCCAACAAACGCTCTTGAACACCACCTTCGTAAAGATAGTCCAAGGCCTCAGAGAGAGCGATAAGCATCTCGAACCAACTGCATTCCTCATCCATTATAGAGTTGGTCTTGCGTGGATCAATATTGGCATCTAAAAACTCGTTCACGAACCGCTGCCGAAGACGAATGCCCTCGGCAGCCCGGCTCGAGTCATGACCGACAGAACGAGTAAACGTGTTGCGATGAAGCATCCAACCAAGCCGTTCCAATGACTCAGTTGGAGACTCCATTAGGCTCAATAGCCACTTGAAGTAGAGGTCATCAACATCTGTGATCACTCATCCTCCTGACGAAGCTTAATGAGCCCCGCCGCTTTGCTCACACGGAATGCTTCTTTATTCATTCCGTACTTGACATGAAGAGGAAGTTCTGTGTCTTCCTCCTTAACTACTTCAAAGTCCGTCATCAATCGACGGTTGCGAACAAAGACGACATCGGGGTCTCCCGATTCGCCCCCAAACTGTTGTAGACTGCGCCAGCCCACAATTTGAGGAATATCGTTCTCCGGGTCTTCATCATCATCGAGAAGTACTCTGTCGCGTGGATAATACGTCAGAGTGATCTTCTCAAAATGTTGGCCTTCCTCACCATAAGCAAATTCTTCACGAGAAATGACAAACGGCGGCGATTTGTCATACTCTTTGGCCCTGATGGCCTTATCGACAAACTCTTCTTGAACATCAGGATCTGCTGTGTATGCGTTGATAATGTTCTGAAGATTCGTCCGAGTCTCTTCAGGCGTTTCGCCTTCAGGCACATCATCGTTGGGCACCTCAATTGTTGCAATTGGTTCTTCCGACTCAGATGAGTGAAGATCCAATAGAGCAGGCTGATTCGGGTTTTCTTCCCAAGAGGATGTCTCGTTCTTGAGACCCGTAACGTTGTCTATAAAAGACTCAAGATTGCTAGTCCTCTCCTCCAGAAAGAAGATGTTGCGTTCTGTGTCTCGCAGCAGCCGATCGGCACGGTCTGCCGTGATGGCCCAACCGACCAATGCACCGAGGCCGAATGACCCAACGGCAGTTACAATGAGCTTGCTCTGCATGACAGTTTTCTCCTAAATATAGGGTGGGATCAGATGAGATCCCAGATGACCCCATCGATGTTGAAGTTGAGACGCGCAGTACGTTCTTTGCCGTTGCGGAATGCAATAGCTTGCGGGTCTTGACTAGACATGAAACCAAAGTCGACAAACCCGTCGCCATCACCGTCTAGCAACCATCCTGCCACGATTGTCTCCCTCGTTCGAGGAATGCCGAGAGCATCGTAAACCTCGAACAGAAACACATGCCCCTTGATTTCGAGTACTCGGTTCATATGGTTCTGAACGCTCTTTAGGAACAAGAAATTCGTGGTTGCGTCTCGAGTCCAGTTGGGGTTGGCCTCATCGAAGAAAGGTCGTAGGTAAGAGTCGGGCTGATCCGTGAACTTTGGCATCAGCTTGTATTCACCCTTGTGGTCGGGGTCTTCCTCCCATTGACCAACCGCACCGTCGTAAATATTCCGCTCCATCTCAGGACCGACAGTCTCTGAGACCCGTGCACGATATGCTTGGTACTGCTCCATTAGACCGGTGTAGGCAGCCATCGTAGCAAGATGACGACCTCGTAGAACCCGGTGCCCATACAGAACGCTAGCTGCCGAAAGCGTACCTACGGCCAATGTAGGACCGTAAAGCTTGAGCAACTCGATTGATGTGGCTCCGTAAAGGCTCACGACCTGCTTCTGCTCGTCCCGTGCGGTCACGGCGTTAGCAGCAATGTCGATACGCACTTTGGCATGCTCATCGAGAATGGGGTCAAGCTTGCGCGTGGCCTTTGCAGCCAAGACTGCCGTAGCTCCAAGGCCCACGACACCCGTAACGACCAAGATGGTCGGGCTGTGCTTGTTCAGCTTGAGTAGCTGACGACTACCAAACCTTGTAAGGCTGGTCGGGACGTATTTCATCTGGAATCCTTTACTTAAGATGATTGGGTATACGACTGGTGTGTCGCACTCGAGAGCTCTTACCTTCTGGCGACTTTCGGCTTATAGAGCTGGGATCGATTTCGCCATTAAAACCGGCGCGAATAATGCGACTTCCGCAAACCGCCGCTCCGCTCTCACCTTTGTTACCGTCATAATATACGACGAAACAAGGAGTACCTCTGTGCACTTGGTGTTTAGCACAGGCAGTACGGGCGATGATATCAGCGATGTGCTCGCCGGAGTTTGGCCTTTGGCGTGCCATGAATATAGCTCCTAGCGGATAGGTTCGGGCGACGGAAGATCTAGCAAGAAGCCACCAGGCACCTGGCGGACATCAGCAGTGTTAAGATCTGTCCAACCCCAACGTTGGTCGGCATAGCTACCAGTCGTCCCTACGAAGTCGTAGAGATCAGAAACTGTCGCTGATCCGTATGTAGCGATACGATCGACAAGAGCCTCGACTACCTCGATAGCCTCTGTTCGGTTGTCTAGCACGATCTCGTTGAAGTCATGCCGAGCGCGTGCCTCTCGACTGAGCAAACGACGTGGCTCACGGTCGCTAGAGATTCGACTGTAGTTAACTTGATCACGAAGGCTAGCACCAAGTGGAGATCGACGACTAAGTCGGCCATATGAAGTACCGAATAGTTTACGCTCAAGACTTAGACTAACTGTTTCAACGATAGTTCTCTTGATTGCTGGAATAACTACCTCAAGAAGAACATACTCGCCGACATTTCCTGCATCTTCAGCAATGAAGTTATTGCCTAGTTTCTTGTACCAAGGCGTTTTACGAGAAATTACCTTGCCTTCGACGATCTTTGTGACTGGCTCTCGCTCAGCAGTCTTCTCTGCGTCTGCTTCACGATCCTTATGGCTGTTACCGGCAATTGACTTCATGCCGAGATCAGCACGCCTCGCATTTGGGCTACGTGACGCATTGCCAACTGGTTCCTCGCTCATGCGAGTTCCTTTCAGAGAGAAAAAGAAAGCCCTGGTGCACAGGGCCCTCTCTTTGGTTGACTAGCTGACCGGAGGAGTCTTGGACAGTGACTTCTGAACGGTCTCCACTACCTCGAGGGCCTTTTCACGAGCGACCAAGCCGCCGATGATAAAGGCACCCACGCCGAGGGCGGGTACGATGTACTTCTGAAACATGACTTGCTCCTAGATAGATAGTGCTTCCGTTATGTGATGTGTTTTTACTGCGCGTGACTAGGCCTGAGGTGTGTTGCTGTTTTGTTGCGCTTCAAGAAGTTGAGTTCGCAGCCGAGCGATCTCAGCCTGCTGGTCGTCTGCTCTAGCTGCCGTTGCCGCAGCAAGCGTTGCTGTGTCCGCATTCTGCACCATCTCAAAGAGCTCAGGCGGAAGCAGACCTTCAAGAAGCTTGGCTGTCTGTGGCGGATCCTTCACGAACATGACCATGCATGCGTTGAAGAGAGCCGACTCCTCAAACTCATACTTACCGCCCTTGCGGAAGTGCAAGCCGTCTTCGGACATCTCACCCCAAGCCTCGAGGAGAATGTTCTCGAAAGAGGTGTAGAAGTCACGAACTTCTTCAACACCCAGTTCTCGAATATCTTCCTTTTGGTTTGACTCCATCCAGTCAAAGACTGACTTGAGCTCAGGAAGCATCCTGAAGACCTCACGGGCATCAAGGTTGAACGCGACCTGCTGGTTACGAGGCTTCCCCTTGTAGTCCTTAAAGGGAACAGTCATAGTGTACAAAATATAGCTCCTTGGTCACTGATTCAGGTTGATTTCGCCCAAGTGGGCAGGCTTTGGCTCGGACTCGTCCTGCTGAGTGATGTCGTTGACGTTGCCAACATCGGGTACTAGTCGGTTGGTCGTCTTGTCATTCATGACATTTGACATGAGAATAATGCCAAAGAGGGTGCCGGCCAAAGTCCCTGCGAGAGACCCGATGGTCGCGGCGGTTGCATATGCCGCGGCTTGTCTGATCATGATGATCCCTTCTTTTCATAGTGGTCAATGACCATTTCAATGTTATTACATGCCTGAGAGAGCTCTACCTTGTACTGAAACGCGCTCTTCCACGCCTCATCAAGAGTTTCTCTATATGCGTTTAGCAACTTCTCATCCGACTTGTGAACGATCGAGGAAATCTCAAGTTTTCGTTTCTGATTCCCATTCGTCATAATGTACTTCCAACACGTTACTCCGTTGGCAACAAGAAGAAGAGTCAGAAGAACGATTAGGATGTCTTTCAACATCGGTATCTCCTAAAAGTGATAAAAGACAAAACCCTATACCTTGCTGGGGTATAGGGGCGGGATCAGAGTCCAGGACCTAGGCGGTCTCGGACGAGGCGTCGAACGGGACGTCTGAGGCGGGTGCCTCGGTCGTGTCGGCGGCCTGCCTGCGGTTCTTCACGACGGAAATCGCTCCGAAGGTGGCAGCGGTGAGGGCGATGACGCCGACGACCTTTGCGGTTCGGGGGTGATTGACGGTGAAGGACTTCAGGCGGGAAGTCTTCTCGACCTGGGGCTCAGTGGCCTCGGGCGTTTCGATCTTGGGCTCGGCCATGATTGGCTCCTTTGGTAGATGGATGGTCGATCTCATTATGTGCATTGTTTTTAGCGCGAATATAGACGTCCCCATAAGGCCCCTAGCCGAATTGCCAGGGGCCGGTGAGCAGTAGAGCTATCTGAGTAGCCAGAATGGGCCTACGGACAGCCCATGTTCTCTTTTGGGGCCTCGTGAAACCAGATGCTATGGGCGAGACGACCGTCCTTGGCAGTCACCGAACCGAATCGTCCTTCAACCTTGCTGCCTCCAGACCATCCGAACGAGTTGCCCATGGGAATTGGAGGCAACCCGACATACTCATAGAAGTCATTGAGGCTGGCGTCACCGTTGTCAATGATCAGTCGGTTGATGTTATTGATCGCGCTCTCGAGATTAGCAAACGATCCCGTAAAATATCGACCAGACCAATCATCGTAACAAAGCTCATCGCCATTGCTGGTGATCATAACTTCTGTGTTCTCATCGAACGGGTTACGGTCGATCTGCTTCTGAGCCACATCGTTCTGAAGTTGTTGGGTCTTCTTGGGCCCCAACGCTTTCTCGGCCTCAGTAGTCAGATCATCCAGTCGGTTACTGGTGACGGCGTATAGAGCAGCTACAGCACTGGCACGCTTGGTCAAAACTGCATGTCCGCCAATGGCTGCTGCGATTGAGCCAGAGGCTGACAGTGCCGGCAACGTATAACACGGCCAGGTCAGTCGAACGATCTCTTGAGTTGTCAGAGGCGCTGACGTCTCATATGAGTCACGTTCTGCCTGAGCCTCATCGACGATGCCACGAGCGTTCCAACCAGCCTTGGCAGCAAGCACCCCGGTTGTCACGACACCAGCGATAGTTGTACCGAGCAACAGCACTGGGCTGTTCGCGGTGATGACGGACTTGGCCGTCTTAACGTAAGATGCTAGATTCATTCAGTGGCTCCTTGAGAGCGAGTTGGAATATAGATCACTTGTCTGAAGTGACCCAACGTTGAACATTGTGAGTCACAACAGCGATGATGATAGCTGCCGTGATCTTTTTCAGCAACGAGTTTCGCTGCATGATCTCTCCTTATCAGAATTGCGGTTTGACGTCCAACACGACACCTTCGTTGTTCTCCATCGCTTTGCGAAGGATGGCGACGCAGTGGTTTTCAACATCGGTGCGAGTGGCGCACGAAATCGTGTCTCGATCCCCGTCTTGGTATACTGCAACAATGAGGTAGTCCATGATAGTTCCTTTCGGATAGTCAGAGAAAAAGAAAGAAGCGTTGCTGGCGGGCAACGACTAGACTACTAGCTTCTTCTGTCATATAGGGCATTGTTTTTACCGCGAATTCAGCGGGTCAAATGTACTGCTCTTCTCCCGAAACTCTTTAATGCTCTCGAATATAGATGCCTCTTTGGGTGTCCAGAACTCGTCTGAGCAACCGGCTTTCTTGTATCGTTTCTGTTGAGCAGTTTCGAGATCCCATGCAATTAACTCATGAAAGTCCATCTCTTCGTCCACGATAAATCCTTTCGGAGAAAAACCTAAACCCATTGCGGGCTTAGGTGAACTACTACTGCTTCTTGGCGAGCTTGACGCGGCGATTCACTTCCTTGTTCCAGGTGCGATGACCTGCTGCTTTGCCGGCGGCGTCGATGAACTTTCCGGCTGCGGTGAGCAGAGCAACTCCAGCGGCGATGGCAACGAGCGGGTTTTCTTCGGCTTGGGTTTTCAAGGTAAGTAGGAATTTCTCCATGACAAGTCCTTTCGGTGGTAGTTGTCATATAAGGCCTTGTTTTGGATGCGAAAAAGAAAGAGCCCTGGTGGGGACTCAGTCTTTGTGCTCCTTGCACTCGGTGATCTTTTGAATGATTCCGTTTCGATAACACACCGAGCATTCGTCTGGCGCTCCGCCGTAGGTACGGTCGAGCCAGGCTTCTGCCCAAATGTCATCATCGATTTGGTTCATGATGTCTCCTAGTGTAGGGGTTCATATAAAGCCTTGTTTAATCCGCGAAAAAGGAAGAGCCCTTGTTAGGGCTCAACCTTGATTCGAGTTACGGGTACGAAGCGGGTTTCGATACCAGGCGGTACTGTTGCGAAGTCGTCTAGAAATTCACGTTCGGTGTAGATCAGGTAAGGCATGCGGATCGACCTGTAGAAGGAATCTTTGACATAGTAGACGGGGTTAGCTGGGTCCGAAATATCGGTGCCCATTACTTTGTCATACCAGTTATCAGAAACTTCCTTCTTGTCAATACCGAGTGTCTCAGCGATCAGATCGATGTTCTTACTAGTCAACTCAATGGCCGTTGGCATAATAGATCCTTTCGTAGGTTCTCATTAAACACCTTGTTTTGAGCGCGACAAAGACCTAAACCTTTGTGGGGTTTAGGTAGAGTTATATTCAGTTTTGGGTGATGGGCACAATGCTCCATTCTTCGGGAATAGGATCGCCAATACGAAATTCAGGAAAGTCTTTGGGAACTTCCGTCCAAACGTATTGCCGAGTATCTTCTCTAAAAACGGCAACGCCCCCACCTTGGGTAACGAATAGTTGATCCATATTAGTACTCCTTTGGGGGATAGGTCTCATATAACACCTTGTTTTGAGCGCGATTCCCACCGGGGAAAAACCTAAACCCTTTGTAGGGGTCTAGGGTCGAGATGATGATGGATCAGCGCGAATGAAGTTCTTCCAGGAACACGGCGTCCATCTTCAGGTCGCTGTAGCTTTCGATGTCTGGGTACTGACCACGAAGTGACTTCAACATCATTCGTCCGTACGCGCTCCGAAGGTCCTTTCGGTCGTATTCGGGGAAGCGGTTGACGATGTCGTTGATGTACCTGTGGGTAGTGAAGGCTGCGATACCAGCGAGGCTGGAGATGGTGCCGAGTGCTAGGACGGCTTTCTTGTGCATGATAGGTCCTTTCATAGAGGTCTCATTTCATGCATTGTTTTCACCGCGACAAAACCTAAACCCGTGTGGGGTCTAGGTATGTGAGTCATCGGTCCTTGAAGATCTTGCGAACGAGCCAAGCGACGAAGAGGCCGCAAAGCAGGCCGTCGAGGTAGGCGAGCTTCTTGTTCTTGTGGATTGATTCGAAACTAGGCATGATGTCTCCTTAGTAGGATGTTTCTCATATAGGGCCTTGTTTCTAGTGCGACAAAACAGAAAGCCTTGTGGGCCTTCTGCTTGGGGGTATTCGATTGTGGGACTATGAGTGCTGTCGGATCTCACGGAAGAGCACCCAAAGCAACCAAATGCCACTCGTGAGGAGTGTCATGAGGAGGTCGCCTAGGGCTTTCCAATAGTTGTAAGGTACTCGGCGGGCCATAATAGGTCTCCTAAATCGGGAATATCTCATTATGTACATTGTTTTCTACGCGAATTCCACCGGGGAATTTTTGCATTTAAAACGTTGAATTTCCTCCGGAGGAAGACCTCCCCAACCAAAAGCATGTCCATTTAGTCGTTTTACTACCATTTTGATTGTTTTGAGAGGATAGACAAAAAAGAGAACCCCCGTTCCGATTGTGGTTCGGGGGCCCCTTCTTTTGGAACTAGCTGTTGCGCTGGTTGGCCTGGGACAGGGCTTCTCTTGTAACAACATGGTCACGGTGTACCGTTGTCCAAGTGACAAGCGCGACTCCGGCTAGAGCGCCACCAGACTTGATGAGGACCCGAGTTGTCTCGTTGTCCCACACCCCAGCCAATACGGCCTTCAGCTTGCCCGCAACCGTGGTGGGTTCGGGGGTTGCTTCAGGATCCGGTGTTGGCGAAGGGGGGCGGCACTCAGATAGAACTCTGAGGTTCTTCATCGCAGTGGTGGCTTCGTTAGACGCGAGGTCGAGACTTTTCACAACTTTCAACGAGTCACTGTAGACGTCGTCGTATACGTCAACGAGGTCTGACATTAGGCAATAGCCTTTCGCTAGAGGATAGTTCTCGTTATAAGCCTTGTTTCCGGCGCGAAGTCAGGCAGGTCGTTGATCCGACGGCTTGAGACGGACAGTGCGCTTACCGACCAGCTCATTCGGGTCGCCCTTAAGCACTAGCTGCAGGTCGGGGTTGCCCGTGAGTTCATCTGAACCAGTAGCGACAAGCTCTCCGTCATACTTAGCGTCGCTATTGTTCCAGCTCTTGCTGCTGATGCCCAATAGGACGCCACCAAACGTCGTTAGAGCCGCTAGCGTAGCTACGACAGCCTCCGGGTTGGGGAGGTTCCAAGCAGCCGCCAAAGCGGCATACAACGTCGCCAAAGCTGGGAGAAGAATTTGCACAACCGGCTTAAGCTTGTTGTAGAGATCGTTACTAAGCAGGTGGTCTTGTTCATTGGGCATGTGTTACTCCTTACGAAGAAAGTTGATTCGCCATAACCAAACGGTCATTAAAATAGATGCCATACCGATTAAGGAAAAGATCACGATTTGAGTCCAAAATGCAACTAGGATTGGGGGATTCCAAAAGTGAAATACAGCAGTCATATCTAAAGCAAAGGCTAAAGCGAATCCGTGTAACATTAGTATTCTTCCGATTGCTGTAGTCCACCACGGACAAAACAGGTACAGCAAAGGGAAGGCAGTCGCACATGCGGCAGTGACATAGAGCACCCAAAGAAGAATGTCCGTCAGCGTCTCAATGTCATGAGTCATTAGGCCCTCTTTCTGGGTCTTGGTACCATCATCTGTGTAATCTGATCTGCGAAGTGATTACGGATTCGTAATTCGCGCGTTTGCTTAGCGACCGCAGATACTTCTTCCGCCCGAGATTTTACTTCACGAAGATTTTGTTCAGCATCCTTTATTGCATTTAGAGCTGCGGGATGCTCTCTACGTTTCTGTCTCATCTGGGTCTCCCTGCTTCCAAACGACCCCGTCTCGCCCAAAGGCTGCGATAACGATGGAATTTGTAAGCTTTGTGACCTCAAGTAGCTCGATAGTTTGCTTATTCGATAAAGCACGAGCTTCCCTCTCGGTTTCGTATGCTTGTCTCCATCGCTCGGCTTCTTGTGCCTTGTCGAGCCATGTGGATCTAGGAACGATTCGTCCAAGAAGAAGTAGAATAATTGCGATCCCAAGCAATGTAGGAGCAGTCAATCCAATTAAGGGGAAACCATCTATCATTAGGTCACCACCTCAAAAGTTGGATATGCTTTGCTTCCTGTATTGTCATCTGACCGGATAAATTCTGCAACACGGACGAATTCAGATAATCCATACTCACCATCGAGTCGGATTATGTCACCGAGAAAATAGTCACGGTTATACCCGTCAGCCACTTGTTCAGCAATTTGTCCATCAAACAAAGCTGTGGCATTGTATTTGTAAAGTTCGATAAGGCCCCGAGTGCGACGTGACTCTTCACTATCGGTACCTGTTTCGCTCGAGACGTCCAAATATAGGACTCTTCGATCGAGGCCCGAAGGCTCCGGAGAAGTGTTCTTAGCAACAGTTTGGCTAGCAGATGTGCTGAACACATAAGCCCAGTTCGCAGACCCGGTGTAACTCAGCAAATATGTAGCATCTTCGAATTGGTCAAACTTTGCATCAAAGACCACTAAGTCAGTAAGATCCGCACCATTGTAGATCTCAACACCAATCTTGTTCGAACCAAGAGCAGGACGAACTGCTTTAAGACCGTGGTGATTGGCTGTCAGCAACTCCATAACAACGGTGTACAAGTTGCCAGGCTTGATCTCGTAGCTAATCGTGGTGCCAGTCGAGTAATCTGCCGGCAGCGTTAAGTCCACCATGGGAAAGGCGTCATTAGGCGAGTTCATAGGCAATGTAGCAAGTAGCGGTGGCCTGTTCACATCCCCTATGGTTTGACGAATTGCCTGGTACGCAGCGTCCGACTCTTTGTCTCGCATCTCAACCCAAGGAACCCTGGGGGCACCAGCGAGATTTAGCTTGACCACTGCGCGTCGCTCGAGTACAGACTCGAAAGATCGGCCAGTAATTGTCAACACAGGCGCATTGTCCTTCGCCTTCTCGATCTTATGCACCTCAACCATCATAGGTACAGTAGACTCACGAAGAGTGACAAAGGACTCCAGAGGAAGTAGGTTGATCATCCTCTCTACGTCAGTAGATACCAGTTGAAAGTCACCAGAGGAAGAATATCGCTCGGTCCACAACAAGCTACCGTATCGCTCAATCAGTTCTGATGGCTGGTACTCCGCATCTAAAGTAAGTAACTCCATTAGATCCCCCAGTACGCAGATGTGTACCTCAAGTATTTGATGTTGGCAACAATGCTGCTGAAATCACCATTCTCATACACTCGCATGGTGTTATTGGCTGAATGCAACTCTAGCCATTGAGAAGTTGACTTCAAATGGGACACGATAGGCGAAGAGATGTATGTCCAAAAGTCATTGTTGTTCCCAGGGGCCATGGTGTCATTCGTTCCCCCACCGATGTCGTCTGAGTTTGCTTCCCAGACGCCAGCACCATAGAAGATCTGGTCTCCGAAACCGTACCCGGTCGGAGGAGTCCATTCTCCGGGTGCAGCAGGCATCTGAGTGGCTTTAGTCCAGCTGATAGACCTTTGACCACGAATGGTGTTAATGACAATGATGTCTCCGACGTTGTATCCAGCCGGGTTCTCCAGTTGCATCACCTTGCCATTGTTGTACAGAGTGATGGCTTGGGTTGCCGTCGTGACGTAGATACGGACAATGAACCCGGTCTCAGCAGTACCTTGGTATGTGAACGGAACCTGAACCCAGCCCGTTGGATGCGTAAGCACAGTATCGATGTTGTCACGCAGGTAGGGATCTGGGCAGATCATGGAAATCTGACACATCGCCTCCGCATCAAACGGCTCAGTCTCAAACTTCTCACAGTACCCGACGAGATAGATCTGTCGATTGGTATCGTCATGGAGAAGCATCTTTAGAAAGTCACCATCAGTTTGCGGATCGATGAAAGCTTTGTAAAGTCGATCGCGTAGAACAGCGACGGTTTCACCAAGGGCCGGGTTAGGATTCAGGTTGACCGTAAGCACGACGTTCCTGTTTCCTACCCGGCGACCCTGGTAAATACCGCCGTCTTGGGAGTAGTCTCCGATGAAGAGACTGCGATCTGGAGGATTTAGCCCGGTAATCTTCTGGATTAGAAGACTGTTCTTCGGCGTGACACCTAGAATGGGCATTTCGAATGCATTGTCGCTCATCACGTCGATTTGCGTAAGCACGGGCGTCTCCTCTCTTAGGTCGGTGCTCCCATTTTGATCTCAGATGCAGACAACAGGTTCTTAGTCTGTCGATAGACCGTCGATTCACTGAGTGTGTCCGGCGAGGTGTTGTTCTGGACAAACTGGTAGACTGGTGTTGCAGCTTGGGCAGCCTCTTCGGCCTGTCGCAAGGAATCAGTATACCTATCAATAGCTTTAGCAGCATCCTCCATAGCACTACGTGACAGATTGAAACCAGTAGTACCTGGTCCAGCGCCTGGATTACTTGCTTGATCGGCAGCCTGTTGTGCTTGCTCTTCATCGCTCTTAGCCTCGGCCGCTGCGTCCTTAGCCTCTTGAGCAAGTCGTTCTGCTCTGTCAAGAAGACGTTGTGCCTTAGCAGCATCCGTCTTTGCCAACTTCTTGGCTTGCTTGATCAAAGCGTCAGATTGCTTTTGAGCTTTGTCGGCACGCTTTTGTGCGGCGTCAGCACGTCGTTGAAGAATGTCAGCCTTTTCGGCATCCGTCGCACTGTCGAATCGCTGTTGTTGCCGCTGGTCTCGAGCTTCAGCCTTTCGAGCATCTTCGATCGCCTTGATGCGGTCTTGGACGCTTTTGGCGTAGAACTCACTGGCCTTCTTCTGATCAGCCTTAGATTGATCGGCCAGCTTCTTAGCAGCCTTTGCGTCTTCCCTCGCCTGCTTAAGCATGTCTTTGCGAGCTTTACCTTGCAGTTTCTTGGCCGCAATGGCCTCTGCGTTGGCTAGAGCTAGCGCATTGACCGCTCGGTCAGAGAGTTGTTTCGCTCGCTGCGTAAGAATGTCGCCCTTTCCTTGGGCATCAGCAGAACGGAATGCCTGAACGTTAGACACGTGTTGCGCAGCAGCATCAGCCACCTTTTGTGCCTTCTGAGCAGCCTTAGCCTGTTGGTCAGCACGTTTCCGTGCCGCAGCAGCAGCTTTCTGCAGAGCCTTGTTCTTCGGGTTCTGCCTAGCCTCTCGCTCGGCAGCCGTCGCCAGTTGATCTGCAACTCGAGCTTTAGCAGCGGCTTTAGCGGCCGCAATCTGCTTCTTCTCTGCAGTTTTCTGTGCTCCAGCTACTGCCTTATCGCCAGCCGCAATCACTGCATTGGCTAGAACAATAGCAGCACCAACAGCATTCGCGATGTTCCTGGTGATCCCGATAACAAGACCCTTGACAATCATCTCGCCCCACCAAATTGCTACCTTCGATGGTGATCCGATGTGAAGGACTCCACCCACGGCGTCGACGACGCTGCCTGCCAAGTCCTTAGCGCCTTGAATGACTTCACTAGCCTTAGATGCAAGACCGAACGTCATGCCATCGATAATCGCACCTGCCAACTTAATGCCAGCTTGTTGAAGTGCAGGAGCTTGCTTGTCGATCGCATCGGCCAAACCGTTGATGAAGTCGATGATGGTTTGAGCAGCAGCCTTTTCGATCCTCAAAGCAGCGTTCCCGATACCTTCGATAAGATGCACGATAATGTCGGTTCCAGCTTTAATGATCTTCGGGACGTTATTGTCGATGCCCTTAAGAATTCCAAGAACGATCTGCAATGCGGCGTTGACAAACTCAGGAACACTCTTTACTAGAATGCCCACTGCCGTGTCAATATAAGCCTGAAACACCCTCCCAACCTTCGGGATAGCCTTGGTAACGACATCAAGTAGAGCACTAATTAGCTTCTCGGCAAGATCTCTCAAATGTGGAATGGCATCTTGCACCACTCCGAGTGCGCTCTTGATTATCTCGCCAAAGGCTACTCTTAGTCTAGGTGCCATCTTAGCAATCGTCTCGATAAAGACGACCACAGCAGTAGCTAGTTGAATGGCGAATTGAGGCAGGATAGCCAAGAAAGCCGTAAAGCCTGCGATAAGCACAGCAATACCTGCAGTGCCGACAACTGCTAGAATACCAAAAGCCGTAGCAGCCGCAAGCATGCCAGCTCCAGCTAAAGCCAGACCAGCACCTAGCAGAGCAACCGAAGCACCCAACGCAATAAGACCAGGAGCTAGAGGAATAGCCGCAGCAGCAGCCGCGAGCAAGATAACAAAGCCAAGCGCAAGAGCCCCAAGGCCCTTCGCAATCGTACCTAGACTTTGTCCACCGATAGCACCAATAGCCGTAGCCATGATTAGCATTGCTGTTGACATCAGGACAATAGCTCCTGCGGCCGCAGCTACGCCAGGCCCCATCGCCGTAAGTACGACAAGTGCAGCCACGAACAGAACCAGACCAACAGCCATTGTACCCAAGCCCTTAGCAAGCGTGCTTATGTCCATGTTACCAAGCGTTGCTACAGCAGCAGCCATAATCACCATCGCCGAAGCTACAATGAATATGGCGGCACCTGCTGCAGCCGCTCCAGGCCCAACGGCAGTCAACACAACCAGGGCAGCTGTAAACAGAACCAGTCCAATTGCTATCGCACCCAAACCCTTGGCTAGCGTGCTTATGTTCATGTTACCAAGCGCCGCAACCGCAAGAGCCATCACTGACATAGCCGAAGCCATGACAAATATAGCAGCCGAGGCAGCAGGCAAACCGACTCCTAGGCCAGACATGCCCTTAAGTGCAACGACCATGATTCCAAGAGCAATAGCCATCGCTCCTAGACCCTTAGCCAACGTGTCTAGACCCAAATTACCAAGCACTGCAATAGCACCTGACAATATAGCCATAGCTGTGCTGATCAGAAGGATCGATGCGCCCATAGCAAACAGACCCTCAGGCTTGATCTTAGATAGCAGCATTAAAGAACCAACGAGTAGACCCATCATCGAAGCCAAAGCTCCGAGACCAAGAGCAAGCTTCTGTGGCTTGATGAAGCTCAGAGCAATCAAAGAAGCCGTCAGAATACCAACGGCGATAGCAATGTCGAGAATGATCTTAGCCTTGACCTGTTGCTGCATGGCCTTGAGTGTGTTAGTGACTTCTGCAAATGGAGAAGTGATTGCGCCTAGAGACTCTGACAATTGCTTCGTAAAGCCCGTAAGTGTCTTTGAAAGACTGCGTAAACTAAGCAGCAAACCGCCAGTAAGGATAGCATTGAACAAAGACGTCCAGTCAAAGGCATCCATACCACCAAAGAGGTCTTTGAGACCGCCCACAACAGCAGCTGCAACTAGACCCAAAGCGCCTATTAGGAACTTAATTGTGCCCAAAATGCCTTTAGCGATACCTTCTACAATTGCTTCACCGACAGGAATTAGTTCTGCGGCGGGAGAGTGAATACCGAGAGCACCCTTGATCCACTCTACAATGTTGTTTGCAAATGTAGTTACTGCTGCTTCAATAGCACTCGGGTCGAGACCTTTAAGGAGGCCATCGATAAGACTTGAGCCAATCGAGGCACCTTGTTGGACCATGTTACCGACTACGGTTGCTAGTTTACCAAGCAGAACAAAGAGAGGAGCTAGTCCTTGTACAACGGCGCCAATGACCTTACCGATGTCACCGAAGACACTAAACAACCCAACTAGAACTGGCGTAAGGACTGCAGAAATTACGGCGGAAACCTTTACCATCCAGCCTGTGATTTCAGCAAACGCCCTAGTCACCTTCGCCAGACCAGATCCTGCTTTTGCTGTACCTGGTGCTATTGATGCGAAAGCGGCAATGAATGGATGTATTAGATTGCCAATGGTCTTGAAGATGTTAGCGAAACCAGTCCATAGATCCTGGAATCCGCCAAGCTGTCGCCAGCCTTGGAGCATCTTGTCAACGTTTTTGAATATAGCGCTAACAACGCCAGTGATACTCTGGCTAACAGCAGTCCACATCTTAGTAGCTTGAGTGAAGTTACCGAATAGGTCTTGGAAGACCTTAGCCCAACCAGAACCAATTGACTCTTTAACAACGTCAATAAGCTGAGTGAAAGTCTTGACCTTGGTCGCTGAGTCGATGGCTGCTTGAGACAGGGTATGCAAATGCTTGGCTGCATCGTCAGCAAAACCCATCTTCTTCAACTGCTCAACAGTATAGGCGATAGTTTGTCCGCCCTTACCGGTTTGACCGGCCATAACCTTCATTGTCTTAGTGAAGGTTTGAGCAGTCAACCAACCTGCTTGCAGAGAGTCACGGAAGCTACCAGCAGACTTAATGGCATCATCCATAGCCTTGCCGTTATCGCCCAATGTCCGGTTCGTGGCCATCAATGCTTCACGGATGTTCGAACCACCCATGCCGGCATTCGCCAGCGAGTTCCAGTCCATCAGGCGAATCGTACCTGTGGAGAGCGCTTGGCTCATCTGGTACATCGCTGTGTTAAGTTGTTGAACGTTCGATCCAGACAAAGCAGCAGTGTTAGCCAAACCCTTAATTGCAGACACAGAATCTGGCAGATTAACACCAGCAGCGGTGAATTTACCAATCGAGTCTGCCATCTGACCAAAGTTATAGATCGTCAAGTCAGAGTAGTGGTTCAACTGACTTAGATACTTGTTGACCGTTTTGACATCTTTGCCCGTGTTGGCCATGATGACCTGAATCGAGTTAAGGTTCTTCTCGTATTCATGAAAACCATCGATGATAGGCCCAACAGTCAAGTTCTTCAACAGATCAAGACCGGCAGTGACTGCTTTATTGACGATAGTAGCAAGAGCAGTGACACCGGCAACTTGCAAAGCAGAGAATTTTGCCTTAACTCCGTCAACAGAGTTTCCCATGCTAGTAAGGCCGGTGCCCGAACCCATCTTGCCGATTGTTTCTTCAAGCGTCGTGAGGGACTTCGTGGAATCAGCAGCTCCCGTTTGGAATTGCTTGTTGTTGAACTGCATATTGACGATGCGATCATCAACACTGCTCATGCGAGAGTCACCTTCTTCCATACGTCGTCTGCGATTTGGTCAAATATAGGCTGAATCGCGGGATTGATGTAGTCGTAACCGGCGACATAGCCGCCCGTTCCAGTGCCGTGTCCATACTGAAGAATTACAGCGACGTTAACTGTACCGTTTCGATGAGTATTGATCCACGAAATCTTAGTACTGGTCCCTTGAGTCTCGATCTCATAGCTCCAAGAAGCAGCCGTGAGACCAGAATCAACCGGGGTTGCACCCGCAAGAGCATTTACGCCTTGTTGAGCAAGGGTTTCCAGGCCAACAAACATGTCTGAGGCCTGCATCTTCTGAAGGAACGCCTGCGTTTTAGCAGTCGATCCGCTTGATGAGAACAAGCCACTAGCCATGAGTCACTCCTCGTCAGGCGGAGAATGAAACTCCTCACCATCCCAAAGCCAGCCAATACCTACTTCAGAACCTTCAGTGAGAAGGACAATATTTGAACCTTCCAAAACAAATCCGTCGTCGCGAATGAGGATAACGTTCTCGACCGAGCCAGCAGTCACGACTGCCGCACGAAAGACGGGGCCTTCTTCGTCGGCCATGATTACCTCCTAGTCATAGTAGACAGTGACACGAATATGTCCGCGAGCACCATTGCCGCCAGTAGTTGAGCCAGCCGTGGTCCTCGTAGAACCGCCACTACCACCGCCGCCTGGGATCGTTCCAACTACGCCATCTGTAGAGTTGGCTGTATTAGAGCTTGCGCCCTTACCGCCATGGATAGAAGCGCCGCCGATTTTCTGAGTGGCATTGAAGCCAGGAGCACCGCCACCGCTACCGAAAACAGATCCATTAGGCGAAGCTGTACCGCCTCCACCTCCACCGCCCCAGTATCCCGAAGCGCCATCTAAACCGCCGCTAACTGCTCCGCGTCCACCACCAAACTGGCTCGTTGGAGTAGCTACTCCGGCGCCAGATGCGCCCATCCCACCGCCATCCCCAAGGGCAGTTGGGCTTGCGTTACTACCGTTTCCAGCAACACCATCGTAACCAACGCCACCGCCACCGCCGCCAAACCAACCAGCACCGGAAGCGGGGTTGCATGCTCCACCGCCTCCACCAGCACCAAGAACTTGGCCATTAGCAAAGCCGCTAATAGAGGTCGCGCCTCCTGCAGTAGGAACGCCAGCCAAACCAGCAGCGCCCGAACCTCCAGCGCCGATAGCACAAGCAAGCGTGGTTGGAAGGTCAGCAACTTCAAGCACGACTGACTGATAACCACCACCGCCACCGCCGCCTCCTTCGGAGCCATTTCTGCCTCCAGAAGCACCGCCGCCAGCTCCCCACATCTCGATCTTGGCTCGCACCATTCCGGCGTAAGACGCCTTTAGGAAGTTCCCAGAGGCCGTAATGTCCACAATTGTGGCGTTCTTTTGGACATATCCTAGGTCGTCAACTGCACCTGAGTCTTGAGTAAGCCTCAAATGACCCGAAGAATCGATCGCTCCAGAAACATATGGATCTGCGGCAGGAACAACTTGGCCGGCATCGATGTTTGTTCCACCAGCCGTTGTAAGGATCAAATGACCGTTGGAGAGATTGACAGCTCCAGAAACAACGGAGGCATCTTCGATTTCTTGAGCCTTCTCGGCTGTGATACCATTTACGGTTGCCATCGTTGCTCCTTTCTATGGCGTTGAGCTGATAGTGTAAGTGCCATCGCCATGATCGACTGCAGTGACATTATCAATCTGGAAGATCTCATCGCCGATCAAGTAAATGTTATGATACGAACCTTCAGCAGACCATGTTCCATCGCCATTATCGGTAATGACAATCGCATCGCCGAAGCTAAGCAAGTCAAATATAGTCTGTGCATTGGGTAAAGTAGCTACTGCCTCGGAAGTGCCATAGAGAAGAGCTTCAATCTCTCCCAGACGCTCGGCATCCATGTGCCGTGTATCGATGGTGATATGGGCTGTTGGTCGATAACCAGCAACTTGAACAGGCACCGCTTGAATGTCCCAAGAGAACTCGACCGGGTTGATTTCACTGCCAATAGTGCCGTAAGACTTAGCTGAGGGCACCACAGTAGCGTTATAGATCAAATGAATTTTGTATCCAGCATTTTCCCCCCGGAGCGGATCTGCGATCTTAGTTCGATAACTCAATCCGAATGAGTCGCCAATTTGAGAATCCAAGTACATTCCATCTGCAACCTCGACTTCTCCCACGATTGCTGAGAAAGCGTCAGGATACATAAATGCTTTGAGAGTCGCCTTGAATTCCTTGGGTTTTGGCAAATATAGGAATGGGCGGCCGTCAATGTAGTATTCAGCCGCGCCATCTCCTCCGGCTTCATCGACCGATGTCAACCCGTTCCAAGGAACAGATGAGCCATCGTTCATATAAAGCACGCCTCGGTCGAGTCCTGTTTCGATTTGTCGATCGACAACACGACCCCACTCCATTCTTCCTGCATCGGGAGGGGGTTCGCCGCCACTATTAGGAGCGAGTCCTGGGAACGTATTAGGTCCTGGATACAACGTCGGAGACGGATAAGTCATTAAGGCCCCTTTCTTCGCTAGGCTAGATGTCTGCTAGTCTGAAGCCAATAGACCACATATACCAAGCATCTTGAGAGTCGATCGGAGTGAGACCATGATCGGCTTGGAACTTGTTCGGAATATGGACATTGGACTGCTGGTTCCAGTACAGCTGCTCGCGCATCGAAACGTCTTCATCGTCGCACTTCTTGGCAATATAGGGTAGGAAGCCTTCGAAATTGTATTGGTGATCTGCCGGTCCAGTGACTTTTGCACCGCCGACAAGATAACGAGGCTTCTGAGTAAGATCGGTTGCATCCGCACCCGAGCGAACCCAAGGAGAGACATCGCCGTCCAGAGAGTGATGAATCGGAATGCCGACTTCCCAAGTGGCATACATATTGAGTTGGTCTGAGATATCTGTTCCGCCTGGGCCACCAGTCGTGCGCCACGTGTGCAACGCATTGAATATGGGATCAATGTAGTAACCGTACTTATTTCTAGCGTTACCACTCCAAACAGACCCAGTCGGATAGCCTGCCGGATCGTACTCAATCAACGGGTTAGTCGCGCTGATGGTGCGTCCTGCAGGATACGCCGAACAGCACATGCCATGCAGATATCTGGCGATCGGTAGGAAACGAGTGCCAGAACCACCTGTACGAATTTGGTTACCCGTCATGTCTACCCATAGGGATGCTTTGGGGAACCTTCTTACGCCGGCAGGAGATTGGGTGATGACATCGAAGCAAGCAGCCATGTTATCAATGAATCCCTGTGGCAGATTGCCAGACGTATATCCGGTGTTGTTGTCAATCTCGTTTCCAATGGCGAAGTGGTATTCACAGCTTCGTCTCGCTGAAGACCCAGCTCCCTCGTAGAAGGTGATCAATTCGGTTTCCAAGTCCCCCGGCAAGGAAGTAGCTGTCGGGTTGTGTCCACCGTCAGTTTGTGCAATGACACGAGGAGCATAGGTGTTGAACCTGTTGATTGTGTCAGGGAAATCGTAGACTCGAACCGCATCGATCTGAGTTCGATACGCTGGAACTCCGTCTGGAACCGACTGTCCCATTACTGGATCGTCGACGGTGACACGGGCTGTACGAATTGTCTTGAAGTCTGCCCAGTTAGTGCCGCCAGACCAGCCGCCAGCGTTGAACCGACGGATGTTAATGTTCAGATAGTCAGTACCTGGAGTCAAGGGAGACCAGACGAACGACACTGCATTCGGGTCAATGTCGATGTTGAGATTGACATTGCCTTGCCAAATGCCGTACTTGGTTCCGCCGTCAGTCGCCGCCCCAACAGAAGCCGTCCATGACAGTTTAACTGAGGTGGAAGTAATGTTGGTAACGACAAGAGTTCTTGGAGGGTTCGGCGGGTTGGTAACAACGCCGAGCCATTGAACCTCGAATGTGGATGAGTAATCGCCAAGTCCATCGGCATTCTCACCTCGCACCCTGAATTGGATTCTCTCCTCTGGAGCTGTGTGTGTCGGCACCGTCAAAGAGAGGATCCCGAACACGTCATGAGCATATGGCGAACCAGTGACTGCAGTCCATGCACCGTAAGTCGCACCATCATCAATGGAGATACGACTCTCGACGTCCCATTGCAGAATCGCCGGGCCAACAGCACCCTCTGCTGGTGTCCATGACACGTTGGCAGTGGATCGAGAGGTCAAGGTAGCTGAGACAGTAGGTGCTTTGGGTGTCTGTGGGGTATAAGGGATACCTGTGTTCGCGAACGACACCGGTAGATAGATTGGGGGACTAATAAGAGGTTCGCCTTCCCAACCAAGAAAGAGACTCCAATCAATTGGACCTCTGAGACTGCCGTCTGGCTGTTTCTGATAGAAATTGACCATTAGAGCCCCTTGAGTGCATCAATCTTAGTCGCCCACTGTCCCGTTTGTGTAGCAGTGCCACTGAGCGAGACTAACGTCGACAATGATCCGCCGCCGATCGCGCTCAAGATCTGATAGCCGACCCAGAGTCGGCGACCGTTCGTGGCGTTGTCAGATAGATGATCTGCAATCTGTCCTCCCGACCATGGACCAGTGCCTGCAATGTCTCGGGTGTTCGGCGCGCTGCCGGCCGAGATGCAAGCTGCGCCGATGAGAATCTCACTCGGCTGAGCAGTATTTCCAGGGAGCGCTACAGTAGCAGCAGTCAGCGTGGCTGACGAGGCTCCACCATTGACGTTCTGCTGGTCTCTTGGTGAAGAGGAGATCAAGTTGGGCAAACTGTAGATGGCGGCGATGAGGTGAACTCGGTTGATCGCATTGTTCGACACATCGCGAGCGGTAAAGGTGATCGTTGAACCGGCTGACGCAGGGCCAGACAGCTTGACGAAACCATTGAGAACGCCGGCGGTGGTGTTCGGGATGGAAAGTGTTCCAAAGTCGAAAGTACCTGTGCCCGGACCAGTCCCACCGAAGGCTGCAGAGAAGTGATCGAACGGAGTCTCGTTTGACCAGCCGAGCGAGAATCCAATGTACTCGCCCGCGACCATGGCCGAGGGAATCTGAAGCACGACGTTGTTGGCGGCTCGGACAGAGTCGACATCCAGAATAGTCGGAATCAGAGATGCTGCAGCCGGCAACTTTCCGACCAAACCATAGGACGGAAACGTTCCAGGTGGTACGGATCCCTCTTCGATGACGACAGTAGGGACGAAAAACTGCTGCCAATTCTCTGGAGCCAAGCGTAGGCTGGCATCTACTCCAGCAAAGTTAAGAGTCATGTCCGTCGGTTCCATCGCCGCAGTGGTTCCACTGAACATTCCAACATCGCCATCTGTGAACGGAACGTCAGATACATCCGCAAACTGATTCCAGGACCCGGACTTATCTGCCTTGCCGGTTAACGCGGTTGTGACAGAAGCAGACAATGCCGCAATAGATGCGTTTATTGTTGTTGCAGATGCGGTTATGGCAGCAGTCACATAGTCAGCTACTCGTTTAACAGCAGGAACACGAGCAAGGTCTGTTCCTGTTGTCATCTCGGTAGGACTAGCAAGCTCGACAATACCAGCGGCAGTCTCCGTTGCAGCCGAAGCCGATGGAATAGAAGCTACAGCCGCAGCAATTTGAGTATTGACAAAGTCCACAACTCGTTTCACAGCAGGAACTCGAATCAAGTCCGTGCCGGTAGTCATCTCAGCTGGAGATGCAAGTTCTACGTTTCCCGCTTGAGTTTCTGATGCAGCACGCACGCCAGCAGCAACGCCAGCTTCGATTCTCTCCAAGTCAGTTGAAAGAATAGGAGTCGTTTCAGATGGCTCATCCTGCCAATCCTTCGGTGGAAAATCATAAATACTCACAGGCAACTCCCTTCTTATCCAGTTGAACCAGACGCAGCACGGCGCTGAGCGTTAAGACGACGGTATTCTTCACTTTGTTGAGCCTTAGTCATCGGCTTAGGTTTAGTTTGCTTAATGCCAGCGATCTTCACTAGCGTCATGAGGCGGTCCAGATGCCAACTTTCAACCTCGAAAGGGATGTTGAATTGAACCAACCAATAGTAAATCAACTCTGAAGTGATTACTTCGTTGCTAGGCTTAACATTTGGGTCATCTCTGAACCAAGTCGCAGACTGTTTATCATTGATATAATCAGTAATAGCTTTGATATTGTCTGGCGAAAGTCTGTTGAGGAAATCGTCAGGGACATTTTCAGTCAAGAGCATACATTTAATGTACGCTGCACCTTCTTTGGGGCTCTTCTCTTCCTTGCCAAAGAACGGTTTCTTGTACTGGGACTCCCATTTTGATAGAGAAACCAGAGAATGCTCAAAAGAGAGCTCGACGGCATCAAAGTCGTCGGAAGCTGATAGGATGACAGTAAGCATTCCCCAGTTTCCCTTCAATTTAGGTCGACTTAGTAGTCGTAAACCCAGTCGGTGTCGCCGGTCAGGACATAGCCGGTTGCAGCATGGGCCCTGATCTCTGAAGACTGACCAGTAGTCATGGCGGCCTGAGCACCGTTCGAGGCATCCACGCCGTTGATCGTCCAAGTCACACCGGTGACAGTAGGCAGGGTAACCACATGAGTGCCTGCGTTGTAAGTCGGCTGGCGAGTAGAGACACCCATGTCGACAGTAGTGAGACCAGCACCAAACAGTGCAATGACATCTTCCGGCGAAGGTAGCATCGGATTGCCTGATTGGCCGTACAAGAGGTCTTCGAGGGTGGCAAGATCGCCAGAGTCGACCTTCGTCGAATCAATGATAAGCTGAGCCGTTGGCTTCATACTACCACCAGCAGTAATCGGAACAGTAGCGACTTCCCACGAGAAGGTAATAGCTTCGGGAGAGTCATTGATCGTGGCATAAGCCTTCTCCGAAGGAGCAGCCGTCGCACCATAGATCAGATGCAGCTTGTAGCCGAAATCTGATCCAGCAACGTCATTGCCTAAACGAGTCCGATAACAGAAACCGAAGGTGGTACGACTCTGCTGACCGACGTGAACGCCGGGAGAAGGTGAAGCAACACCGTCGAACTGCAAGAACTCGTCGGGGAAGGTGTAGGCCTCGATCGTTGCGCCGAAGATTTCGGCCGATCGAAGGTCAAGGTACTTGATGTTGTCGGCGTACAGCGCCGTAGCCTCGGCACCCGAAGGTGATTCCGTGACCGTAGTGAGGCCATTCCAGGCAACACCATCGCTGTAGTCGCCGGCCTCATCTGGGATGAAGAGAACACCGTGATCCACGCCGGTTTCATACAGACGTGTTCCAGTGTCGTCCCAAGTGAGTCGGGTCATTCTGGTTCCTCCTAGTAATAGATCGAGAAGACGTCATGGTTGAGACCGGACGTCACAAAGTGGCGACTAAATGCGCTCAATGGAAGTTGAATGAGTGCATCGATTGGATCACCATCGGGGTTATGATCGATGTACGTGACTTGATACCGTTGCTTAAAATAGTAAACAATATTATCAGCATGATCGGCATCAACGTTATCCCGCTCGTAAACGATACAAGGATATTGGATCTCCTGGGCGGTAGGTGGCTGGAAGTAGACGTTACCGTCTTCTCCTAGTAAGTCCAAAAGCATGCTATGAAAAGCTAGCCTACGCTCTTGGCCCATTGTACACACCCCCCAATGAAAGAATTAGGCGAGGTCTGTCTGCGTCTACCGAAGTGACTGTCCAGAGAGACCCCGCCCATTCCACGTACTTGATCTGAAGATAATTCCCTAGTGCGAACGCATCGGCAACGATAGAAATCCGGCTTTGCATTCGGACATCATCATTGACTTTCTCGGACGCAGATAATGCTCGCACATCATTGAGAATATCTCCATAGTAGGCCCGCTCGGTGATCTCGTCCGACCACACACCTGGTACGGTTTCTTCGGATACACCGTATCCGATCGTGCCGTAAAAGCGTGCCATGATGACCCGTTAGACAGCGACGCCGGTGAAGTCCCACTCGTCCTGCGCGTTGTTGGGGAAGTACTTACCCGCAGCAGCGATCGCGATGACGTGCAGTTCCTGACCCTCAGTCAGCGTAACCGGGGAACCAGTTGTAAGGGTCGCACCTGCAGCGTTGTCGACCTTGTATGTAACGTTCGCAACAGTCGGAACCGTAACAGTGCTGGTGCCTTCATCGAACACAGGAGCAGTCGGCTGAGCAAGCTGAACATCAGTGCTGACGTGCGCACGGAAGACCAGAGCTGACTTCGGCACAGTCAGAGCACCTGAGACCCGAGTCTCGATCAGGTAGAGGAGCTTGTTGTAGTCAAGGTCGAAGTCGTCGAACATCGTGGCCTGGCCACCACGGTCTGCACCAAGGGTGTAGTCCGCAAGATTGACCATGACACCGACAAGGGTGTCATCGCGCTCCATGACCTCCACCGGAACAACGTCCTTCACACGAAGAACAGCGGCGATGTCAGCGAGCGTGTTGTAGAGGCGCCGACCAAAGCTGTCCTTGACCGTGAGGAATGCACCAATGGTAGCTTCCGTGGTATAGAACGTCGGAGTGC